AGGTTGAGGAAGGCTTGGAGGTTAAGACGGTCAACCGTGATGAGCTCAGCCTGTTGACCTACGAAGAGAACAGGCGTTACGAGGCCATTGAAGGGTACAAGACTGCAATGACCAGCACGATCTACGACGACCAGCCGGACAAGAAGCAGAAGCAGATTGACCGTGCCGTCCAGATTTTGGTTGACCTCGGCATTGACCCCGAAACCATTGAGATTGTGGAGGAAGACTGATGAAAAGCGTATCATGCTTCCGTAACCTTGAGCAGTTCGGCATTAAGCCCTTGACAGGTGAAGCCGATGCTCTTGGATATCGTATCTTGTGTGACCTGACCGAACAGGGCGTGAAGGTGTTTCATGAAACATTTGGAATTCCTGAGCGGACATGTGGTCATGCCCTTGCCGACAACTGGAACAGTGGAGCCGTTGCCAGCGTCATGCTCAGTGATGACTCCATTAGACCATTGGCTGTGATGGGGTTCTACCTCCAGGGCAAGGTCATGGTGATCACCGACACTGCGGTCTATGGCCTTGACGCCATGGAAGACGTTGTGTTGGATAACAGCGGCGACTTCTACAACTTCGTGGACTACGCCAATGACAAGGGAAAGCCGATTCGCTGGCCTGAGGCTTATGGCAGGATCATCCGCATCATCCGCCCTAAAACCAGCGACGGTCAGCTTGTGCAAGGTACGAGGAACGTACACCAAATGACCGGTCGTGTTTCGTAGCACGTTACCCCGAGCAACCGACCGTCTTGGTAATGCTTGACGGTCGGCTCTCAGTGTAACTTGTTTCAGCTTAGGGGATAACAATGACCAGCAAGCATTGGAAAGAGAAGCGTGAGCGTGAAACCTTCCGCCATGATCTTGAGGACTACTGGCGAAAGGAACATCTAAAAGACCACTTTCAAACGACTGAGGAGTGGTTGCTTGAGCAGTGAGCAGTACGCTGAGGACTGTAGGAATGGTTTGTTTGACGACTGGGATGATCCTTACTATGGCTATGACGATTATTATGACTATGACTATGACTATGACAACCATGATGATGATGATGATTACGGCGAACTCTTAGTCAGTCCAGGAGACCATGTCAGGTCCAAAGGTGAAATTTACCTAGTCTTGGAGAATTATCGATGGGCTAACCTGATCACCGGAAAGGTGATCGGACCTCATTGGAGAATGATGTTTGCAAGTGACGAGAAAGTCTTTTAACCCTCAGCCAGCAAGGAGAAGCGATGACCTATGAAGCCAAGTGAAGTTGCAAAGATGATTGGGATGAGTCACGCGCAGGTCTTACAAGCCTGTCGCAAAGGACTGATTCCCAGTCGTAAGAAGAAGCTAGACAACGGCAATCCGAAAGCCTTTGTCTACGAAATCGCGAGAAAAGACGCTCTGTACTACAAGACACACCGGCCCAAGCGAGGGCCAAAACCGAGGAGTGAAGAATGAACGTTGGAGACTATGTGAAAGTGACTAAGGTCGCTGATCCTTGGGAAGGTGGTGACTCTGAAGAGGACCGTGAAACCTACATCGGTCATGTTGGGGTCGTAGTGGAACTTAGCCCGCCGTATGATCCGGTTGATGGTAGTGTTGTGAATGAAGCCATGTTCCTTGTGCGGTTTCCACACTGCATTAAGGAACACTACACCGGCCAACGATGGTTTGAGGAGGGTTCAGTTGAGTTGGTCTCGGCTCCAAAAGTGCCGATTTCTGAGAACCTGTTCACCGAGTGCTTTTAGGGAGTGAAGAATGGCAAGCATTAGGGAAGATGGACTGGCCGAAGGTGATTACGTTAAGGTCACTAAGGCCCCTGATCCTTGGGAAGGCGGTATCGAAGAAGATGCTGATCGTAACGCCTACGTCGGCCATATCGGCGTAGTAGTTGAAAATGAGGAGATCGACGAGTGCATGTACGCCCTCGTTAGATTTCCAAGCCCATTCCTTATGGACGTTGGGCAGCGTATGATTGAGTGGAGCGCACTGGAACTACTCGGACATCCAGAGTACAACCTACCGGAGGACTGTTTCTGATGAGTGCTGGAATTGATTACGGTAGGGGTCAAACCAACATCGACCACGAGACTGGGATACGCTATGGCGTGATTCCGGTCAACGACGTGCTCCAGGCTTGGAGTGATGAGAGTGAACCCTTGTATCCTGAGGAAGGGGAGCCTGAGGACTTTGGACCTAAGTACGATCCCAGCCACTACCTCTACTCAAGGCAGGGATACGTCGCACAACAGAGTCGTGACGATACGGACATCTTCATCATCAAGAGTCCGTACTACACCTTCGCACGGTTCTGTTCGCCATGCGCTCCAGGGGCAGGACACTTGCGGAATTATGACCCTGACGGAGTCAAGACGTACTGCTTTGGAAACGACTGGTTTGAGGGTGAGTGTCCTTACCCGGTCTACCGCGTGGATAACAACGAGTGCGTCTACCAACCAAGTAAGGAGCTGGCTGATGGCTAAGATGATCCACAAGTGCCAACGACTCTGCGGCAAGCATGTTGAACGCCTCAAGAAGGTGTTCAAGCTCGCCAAGGCTCTAGGGTACAGTGTTGAAGATGCGAAGTACCATGCTATCCGGGCAGTTGAAAGATACCGCCAAGGTGGATGGGCTGACTTCACGAATAAGGTGTATGCCTTGAAGCGTGGAACGGCGAAGGTTGGAAAATACTTTGAAGAGTCGGTTGAAGCCTATGACCGGCTCATCACTACCAAGCCTGTTACAGACTTTACATGGGTTGGATGCGAACAGCTTAAGGTTGAAGACGTCAGCCTTGATCCCAAAGTTCCAGCACCGAAGGAGAATGAAGATCGTTATGACTACTGAAACAATGGAACAACGAGCAATTCGTGCCCTGTCCCGTACTTGGGACGTGATCGGGTACGACTCCCTACAGGCTGCCGTGGATTGCGGCGAAGCCAAGAATGTCGATGACGTTGTCATGACTCGTGCTGAGGTCATTGACTGTGTTGCAAGCTGTGGCTTCATGGGTGGATATCCTGAAAGCTACGGCGGAGACAAGGAAGCGGTTGAATGGTTGGAAAGCCAACCTGAGAAGGTGCAGAACGAGATCCTCAAGAAGGCGTTTCCACACGCGAGGTACGGAACATAATGGCAAGACTACAAGACCTGAAGTACGATGGAGAGTATGTCTTCAGCGAAGACTACCGTGAACTTCTGGACGAGTGTGCCCTAAACAAGTCCAGATATCACCAGCCTCTTGTTGAAGCTGCTGAAAAACTAACACAACAAGAGCTTGAATGGCTCTGGATGGACACAATGGGAACCTTTGAGTGTTCTCATGAAGACTATAAAGGAGTGCCAGAAGAGCTGCTTGAAAAGGCCGGACCCTTGGTTTGGTTCTTTGCAGGCTACGGTCTGGCACTTTGTGACCTGACTTGACACCACTCCGTCCTCCCGCCGGGTCGCTATTGTTATCACACCTGATCTATAAAGGTGGTCAGATGATTATAAACTCAGGAAGTGGTGGTCGTACACGAACGCCTGAGCTAGATGGTAGTACAGACAGCCATCACCAGATAACCTAGCGACTGCGGCGGCAGGATTGGGTCGTGTTTCTAAACCATAGCTTAGGAGGACTGAAGTGGTACGTGCTAAGAAATGTGACGTGTGCGGAAAGCCCGCACGCGCAGGAAGGCAGGTAGGCACAATGTATGCGTGTCGGTCATGCCTAAGCCTCGCGGAGAGAAGTCTGTCAACCAATCCACCGCCACCAGAGCTGGATGGTGAAGATTGGCAAAAGAACAGAATTGATCCCACAAAGACCAGCTTCGCTTCCAGGTTGAAGCAAGCTGAAGACGACGTGCCTCACATGATTATTGAGGCTCGTGCGGGCACTGGCAAGACCACAACCCTCATTGAAGGGCTAAAGACCTTGCGAGGGCTGGAGGTTAAGATTGACCCTAGCCCGCAACAAGCGAGAGTATGGGAAGAGCTGTGCCGGTCAAGCATCACTGACACGGTTTGCTTCGTGGCCTTCAACAAGTCCATCGCCACTGAGCTACAGAACCGCGTCCCTCTTGGATGCAACGCAATGACGATGCACAGCATGGGCTTCAAGTCCGTACAAAGTACGTTCGGCCGTGTCAGAGTGAACACTTATAGAGTCAGTGACCTTATAAGTGAGCTGACTGGTCGGGACTTGCGGGAGCTGCGCAAGACCGATATGGAAATGATCAAGGCCGTGGAGCAGCTTGTTGGCCTCTGCAAGATAAACCTTGTGGACGCCAATGACATGGATGCTCTTATGGACTTGGTCAGCTACTACGACGTGGACCTGAATGGCAACTCCAGCAAGGTCTTCAACCTTGTGCCTCGCGTGCTAGATCGGTGCAAGGAAGTGAGTCGAGATCGCAGTATCGACTTCAACGACATGATCTGGCTGCCGGTCGCTCTTGACTTGGCGGTGACACGGTACGACATCCTGCTTGTAGATGAGTGTGTCCCTGGATGGACTCCTGTGTTATTAGCAGATGGAACATCTAGAACAATTAAGGAGATCGTAGAAACTGGAGATGAAGTGACAGTGATGTCCTACAATACGGTTTCTGGAAAAAATGAACCAAGGAAGGTGATTCTAAAGCATAAGATCTTGAACCAAAAACCATTGGTAAAGATCAAGGTGAAACACCTTCATCGGACCGGAACGAATAGAAAAACAAACTTTGTCATCTGTACGACAGATCACAAAATTTGGACTGTTAATCGGGGATGGGTGCCTGCTGGTGATCTCAAGATTACAGACACTGTTATAATAGAGACCCAAGCAAAAACTACCCAGAAGGGAAAGATTACAGGAAGTGGGAGAGCAAGACTTTCAAAACTGCAAGCCGGAAACAATCGTGGTCTTGGCAACTGCGGTGGATCCAAGGAAAACTTTGTTGCAATACGTAAGGGAAACGGAACTGGACCAACTCTAGCAGAACAGACTCTTCTAAATTTTCTTGGTCAAGACTGGATATGGAACTTTGTGTTTCTGACCGGAGATGCCCCTCAGTTTGGTCGTGGTGATCATCCAAGCCACTACAAGATTGATCTAGCTAATCCGAATCTCAAAATTGCAATTGAAGTAGATGGAGATAGTCATAGAAGCCCTAAACGGAAATCACAGGATGCCAAAAAGAAAGCGAAGCTTGAAGAATCTGGATGGACAGTTTACAGCATTTCAAATAGAGAGGCAGTACAGAAGACCGAAGAGGTATGTACTAAGATTCTATCAGATGCAGCAGACTGTCCAAAACCTGCCAGAGTGATATCGGTAGATGAAGTTGAAATTCCTGACAACTATGTTTATGACATTACTGTGGAAGGTCTGCACAATTTTTATGCGAACGGAATCCTAGTTCATAATTGTCAAGATCTCAACCGTTGTCAACAACAGCTTGCTTTGAAGGCCGGTCGCAGGCTGGTCCTATGCGGTGATCCGAAGCAAGCCATCTACGGCTTCGCTGGGGCTGATGCTGAGTCCATGTCGAGGATGCAGAAGACTTTGGAAAACACCAGCCGAGGATGCGTCCACTTACCGCTGACTGTCACACGACGTTGCGGCAAGGCGATTGTGGAAGAGGCTCGCAAGATTGTGCCGGACTTTGACTACTGGGAAACAAACCCGGACGGTGTTGTAAGTGAGGCTCTCTATAAGGAGAGCAAGGCCGGAGCTAATGATAGCTATACCGTGAGGGTTGAGGATGGCGACATGCTCTTGTGTCGTGTCAATGCCCCGCTTGTATCGCAGTGCTTCCGCTTCCTCAAGGCTGGCCGCAAAGCAATGATCCAGGGCCGTGACGTTGGTCAAGGCTTGATCAGCACTATTAAGAAGATGAAGGCTGAGGACGTTGGTGACTTGGGAGCCAAGCTGAGTGACTGGCTGCATGTTGAAACTCAAAAGGAGTCGCGTAAACGCAATCCTAATGAGAACCGCATGATTGCTTTACAGGACCGGGTGGATTGCCTATACTGCTTCATGGAGGATTGCACAGCAGTACAGCAGGTCATTGACAAGATTGAGGCAGTGTTTACTGATGATCGTGACAGTGTGGGGATCAAGCTGAGCAGCGTACACAAGGCGAAAGGGCTGGAAGCCAGGCGAGTGTTTCTGCTTATGCCGGACGGTGCTCACATACCGCACCCGATGGCTAAGAGCAAGTGGTCCATTGAACAGGAATGGAATATCAAGTACGTCGCAGTCACACGCGCGATCGAGGAACTCGTGTATGTCCAGTGAATCTGTTAGAATCTTGTGGGAGTTTAAGAAGCTTGCAGAAAACATGCGAGCAAAGTCAAACGAAGATGGGATCAAAAATACTGAACTTGAACTCGTATACGAAGCCTGCGCTAGTTCAGTAGAAAGAACCATCTCTGTAGCCAATGAAATGTTCGACCAAATACCTACACCACGTTCGAGAATCACAGATTCGCCAGACCAAGGATTTGGCACTTACTAAGGAGATCGTGTATGTCTCGTGAAGCTAGAAGAAAGGCGAAGCTACTGAGAAAGCTGAAGCCTACGAATCGTATTGTCTATGACAAATGGTGGACTTTGTGTTTCACCATTGCTGAATATGAAAACCTCTCTGTGGAGGAGACTAGAGAGTTTATGGTTGCTTGTGGGGTGCCAAAGATTGACATGAGGTTCTTTAGATAGAAGTAATTCATGCTCAAGCACAGAACCACAGATCCGGCACTAAGAGCCTATCACATAGCTGATAGGCTGGAGCGTGAATATGAACGTGAACATGGCTACGAAGACTGGCCGACCTATTGGTTAAGAACCAGAGAGGAGGTACTCAAGGAAATGATGTATGAAGGCTTGAAAGATCCACAAGCAGAGCAAGCACAAAGCGAAGCACGATTCAACAAGGAACAGGATGAGTTGTTCAAACAAATTGCCATGGAACGGTTTACCGAGGTAGACCTAGAAAATGAAGCCAGCAATGATCGAGTGCTACCTGATCAGGATTAGCAATGGACAAAACTCTTCAACCGGCTTGGTATTTCCTGCTGAAGAGGCAGGACTGGACTTGCAACAGTCCTTGATGCTGGCCGTGGTCCAGTTTTCATTTGAAGACTTTAGCGTTACAGACGCTAGAAAGGTAATGCTTGAAAGAAAGCCAAAGAACGCAGAGGAGTGTTACGCCTTCACAGACAGATTGATAGCGGGTTTATTGGGGAGAAACTGACATGACTGAAGAGCGACTGTTCACGTTTACCAAGGAAGAGGTCAAGCAGATGTTCATTGACCGCATTCCTAAAGGCTTGGGACGGATTAGCACAGATCAGGTCACTATTATCCAAAGCGGAGACAAGACAATGGTCAAAGTTGACCTGTCACAAAGGGGGTGGTAAGTACACAGACGGCTACAGCGACGCCGACTTTGAAGAAGAGGACAGTGTAGACAACGAGGAGGATGAGTGATGATACTAGAGGAATGGATTTCTCTGACTCTGATCGTGGTTGAGATTTGTGGAACCTTGTTCACCTTTTATGTATTTTGGAGGAGATGACATGGCACGGTACATGGAAATTGCGTCGGACTTGCGGAAAGAGGTCGACAAGTTTCTTGAGAGCTTTGGCATTACTCAAGATACTCAGGCAGCTAATGATGCTGGTTGTATGATTGGTCACATCATCAACCTCGCGGTGCGTTGTGCCCCGAGACCGGTCCAGAGCACGGTGCGGTTGAACATCGTGAAGGAGGCAGTTGGTCACTACTGCAAGGTCACGATGACCGAGGAATTGGACGAGCGTACTGGCAACACCTACCACAAGATCCATATCACTCCAAGGAGCTAGTGATGGACCCTGAAGCAACCCTTGTAGAAGCAGAGCGTTTAATGAATGCCAGACGCTATGACGATGCTCTGGATCAAGTAAACTCCTACCTTCGTTGGCGCAAGTCAGGCGGCTTTGAGCCGAAAGACGGTGACCAGCGATCAGTGTCCATCATGAAAGTGTGCAGATCAGCAATTTCTTACAAGTGAGGTCAGCATGAGTCAAGTATTCGACGGAGCCGTTTGCATCATGAAGCTGAACGCTGAGGACTTCTTTACCAAGAAGACCATCAACTTCACTGAGCGTAGGCGGGAAATCGTACGCAAAGGCATCCTCGAAAGCACAGGCGCTGACGAGGTTTGGTTTAGTGATGAGGAACCGCCGTTGGCTTTCGTAACAGCCATCCAGCAACAAGCTATAGAAGACGGGCTTGAAATTCCAGAAGAAAACTAATCTAAACAACTAGGTGACGCGATGGACTATACACCATGCAATCCGATTCGAGTGACGCAACGAGAGCAGATGAAAAATGGCGACGTGCTGCTATTCAGCGGCGGTCCTGGAGGCGAACAACTTGTAGTCTATGTAGACGAAATGCCAGACGAGTTGTTTTCGGTGGTGTACGAGGTCGGAGCGTATGGATTGAGCAAGCACCACCATATAGCCGTTTCATACGCAGACCACAATATCGAAAGCAGCGGAGCGTATCCTGGGGCAGTTTGGCACGTTGACATCATCGGTCGCATGTCGCCTGAAGCCGTTGACTCGATGCTGGCCGATGACTGTCTTGATGCACGTTTTTAGCGGTAGAAATAATATGCCTAGGTCCATAGAGTTGAAGATACTCGAGCGACAGCTAAAGCTGGCTCAGCTCGAGTTAGCGAGGTTAGAAGTAAGAGGGCAACCAATCCCTAATGAACTGGAAGAGAGCGAATACCTTCCTCATACACCAGTTCATCAAGGCCCTGAGTATTTGGAAGTCAGGGCACGTCTTTGGACTGTACCGCACGTATCCATAGAGGATCGTGCATTTAAGAACCTTGCTGAAGCCAGAGCCCTTGCAGAGCGTGAAGGTTATGCTGGCATCAGCCTTAACTGGAGGTAGAGAAGAACATGAATGAAACCTGTTATGTAATCTGCACAGACGATTACCCCGACTGTGTAGTCATTGGATCCGAAGAGGACGCCGCCGAAGAAGCACTTAAAGTAAGGAAGAAGTGTGAAGAACTGTATCCTGGAAGAGGAGTCTATGTCCACATCAGACAAGTTCCGTTGCTTACCAAGCAGAAAGCTGCGGATGATTCCACAAAAGAGTCCATTGAAAAGCTTCGTGAAGAAGTTAGAGACTTGAGAGATAGTATTCCTCGCCCAGCTCCAGATTTTGCAGACATCTGAAGCATTCAATTAGGAGAATTTGCATGACACTTACAAAACCGATGCTCGCTGGGAAATGCACCGACATCCACAAGCTCAAGTATCCCGTACTAGCAACTCCAAAGCTGGACGGGATTCGCTGCTTGATCGTAAACCTGAACGGCATGAAGCAAGCAGTGAGCCGCAACTTCAAGCCCATTCCTAACAACTATGTCAGGACATGGCTAGAAGAGGTCTGTCCTATTGGGTTTGACGGGGAGCTTATCGTACCTGGTGGAACCTTCCAACAAACCAGCTCAGCCATCATGAGCCGCGATGGTACACCAGACTTTGTCTACAAGGTGTTTGACCTTTACGCAGACGAGCCTTATTGGAAACGCATGAGTCTGCTGGAGACCATTGGCCCTTCAGCGGAGAATGTTCAGTTCGTACTACCTCATGATGTAGTGGGGCCAGACGACCTGGAGGTCTATGAAGAGTGCTGCATTGAGGACGGATTCGAGGGTGTGATTTTAAGATCCCCAAACGGTCCCTATAAGTGTGGGAGGTCTACTGAAAAAGAGGGATTCTTATTAAAACTCAAAAGATTCGAGGATGGAGAAGCTATCATTACAGACTGCATTGAAAAGATGCACAATGAGAATCCTGCAGAGATAGATGAACTAGGTAGGACAAAGAGGTCTTCTCATAAAGCCAATAAAATCCCTATGGGAGTCCTTGGGGCTTTGGTTGTAAAAGACTGTAAGACTAAAGTACAGTTTCAAGTAGGTTCTGGGTTTGATGATTCTACACGAGAGAATCTATGGAAGATAAGAGAAGTTCTTCCCGGCAAGATCATCAAATACAAGTTCCAAAACAGTGGTATAAAAGACAAGCCACGATTCCCGACGTTTTTAGGATTGAGAAGCTCTTTGCCCTAGCTGCCAACTATGGTAAACTACAAGTGGAGCTAGGCTCGCTACCGAAAAGTCGGCAACCTCACCGACCTGCTCCATTTCTAACTTGAGGGCTACGGAGGTACAGCTTCTATGCCGTTTACTTCAGACGTGTTGAAAAGATTTTGGGCCAAGGTAGACAAAGAAGGTCCGATTCACCCTGTCTGTGGGCAATGCTGGATATGGACAGGTTCAACTAGAAATGGCTATGGTCAATTTCGTAAAGGTTCAATGGCCTACGCTCATAGAGCCTCTTGGAAAATCCATAAAGGACCTATTCCTGAAGGTCTTTGCGTTTGCCATAAATGTGATAATAAGAAATGCGTAAATCCTGAGCACTTGTTTCTTGGAACATACGCTGAAAATACGGCAGACATGGTCTCTAAGGGAAGGATGGCTAAGGGTGATTACAGCGGCTCTAGATTACACCCTGAGAAAGTGGCTTGCGGAGAAAAGCAAGGAAACTCAAGACTGAAAAGATCAGAAGTTTTAGAAATCAGAAGACTATATAAAACAGGGAAGTTTTCTCATAGATCGCTTGGTTTGATATTCAACGTAAGTCGGTGTAACATAACCAGAATCGTTTCTGGTAGAGGGTGGAAGCATTTACTCAAGGCGAAGCCATGACCGCACAAACAGCTATTGACATCGCGTGTCAGATGTTGGAACTTAGAGAAGGTGAACTCGACAACGAACTGATTGAAAGAATCCAGACCGTACACGAGCTCATCACAAGAGTGGTGCCGGGTGGTGACTTACACTCCACTCAGGTAGTTGCCATGATTGTTGAGCAATACTATCGTGAGAAGGGTAGGTCGATCGATGAGAACCTATAAAACTCAAAGGCAGTTAGAGATTGACAAGTTGTTAATCAAGGCAAACCAGCTCAACAGGACCTATTGGCTGAACAGAAAGGAGTTGATTCAGATTTGGAAGAGAATCAATCGTCTGGCCAGAAGAGAGTTTGACTTCTGGTATCAAAAAATGGATCCAACCCAACCAAGTCTCTATGTACGCCTTACTATGAAGAGGATGGCGAAATGTCTGAGCTAGTTTGTTGGAAACTTCACAACACGGATTCGGGTGAAACTCACCACATACTTGGAGACAACGAAAAACAGGCAAGACAGACAGCCTGTAATGAGTTTAGAAACATCGACTGGGCTGATGCTCACATTACTACATGTGAGCAGAGCAGTTTTGTGGAGTTCTTAAAAGAACGTACTGAGACTTCGGTACATCACCTTGAGAGCTATCACAGATTTCCAGTTGATCGAAGGGAGTTCATAGGCTGGATGAATATCATTACTGAATGTCTGAACGAGATTGACAAACGTCTCAAGAAGTTTGAACCCGAACCTCCCAAGAGACGGTTGATGAAAGATCTGGTGAGGGATCTCGAACAGGAGGTACGGACAGAGTTGATCGGGAAAAGTCCCTTTGCAGATAGATAGTCAAAACAAGGTGGAACGGCCCTTCAAACAACTGGGGAGCAAGAGCCAGTGCGAAGGGCCGTCCACCACTAACCAAAGGAGGTAATGATTATGAGAACATAGCTTACCCATTTTAACACCCGTTTTAAGGCCCCTAGCTTGCGTTTTAACAGCACTTGGCAAGCTAGGGTAGTTAGTTAGCCTACCCTGCTTTGCGCTCGTTAGGCGCAATGCTAGGGGCCTTAAACGGGTCGTTTGTTTGCTTGCCATAATGCGCTTTTGCTGGCTCGCCATACACCACTCTTCAGAGCCTCAGTTCTCTTCTGATGGTACAGCTTCTTGCTTAGGCTGTAGTCAGAAGCCAGTGGTGGCCTCAGATGGTCCTGATGGAACCCTCTTACATCTGAGTACTTCGGACTCAGCCCTAAACCGTTGATCAAACAGTCTGCAAACCACACATCTTCACGACCAGGTCTGGTAAACTCCTCGTCGTTACCTCCGACTGCATATAAGTCCTTTCTGAATAGGCATCCTAAAAAGAACAACGGTCGTGGTGTTTGCGGGCCAGTCAACTGGCTGAACCTACTGCTGAATGGAGCCGGTGGTACAGCCTTTCCTGAATCATTAACATTCCAGACCGTGGCTATGACAAACGTGCCAAACTCTAGATCATCGACCAAGCCCTGAATGCTGTTATAGTCATGATACACATCGTCACTTTGGCAAATGATCACTTCGCCTTGTGCTTGTTTGTAAGCTAGATTACGAGCAACGCTTGGATTGCGGTATAGTGGCTCACGCTCTATGCGTGTGTACTTGACTGGGAAGGTTGCACAAACCTCTCCGGTATAGTGCTCTGGGCTACCATCGTCAACTACAATAACCTCGAACTCAAATCCAGGCTGTTGTACAAAGATCGTGTCAAGTGTCTTAGCAAGAGCTTTAGGCTTGCTGTAAGTCGCTATACAAATAGAACATCTCAAGGCAGCATCCTTTCAATAGCGGCGGTGATGGTACTTGAATAGTCTTGCCAAGTGTCTGAAGTTAACACGTTATTCCAATGTTGTGCAATGTTTGAACCGCCAAACCAATGGATACCAGCTGTCCCTTCTGGCAGTGGGACCAGCTTGTTAAAGATGTCGTCAATTTGCCGCCAATCGAATGGATACACTGTTTGGTCTGGAACCTCCACAATGTTGCTGGCAGGATAGTATTTCTTAAGTTTTTGCATCGCCATCCTACCAGCCCTGCCTGACCCTACGTTATTGCTTGAGATCTGTAGCATATCATAGATCAGCTCAGTACCGCATCCCTGGTAATGCTTTAGCAATCTGCTAGACTTCATAGCCAACTTGTAGAGCTCATTAAAGAACTCAAACTTGTTAGAGCCAAAGAAGCCTATGGCAAGCACTCCGCTTTCAAGACAAAATACTGCATCGCTTGTACACACTGACTCTCTTACTGGTTCAAGCGGTGCCGTCCACAGTATATCCATGTCCGCGTAGAAGCATCGCTCACCGCTAAGCAACTGCCATTGGAACAAATCACTGGCTTGTGCCGGAGAAGCGTTTGGCAGCGGACACTTCCAAGACTTCTGAATAATTCCTAACTCTGCTACGGCGGTTGACCAGTCTTGGCCTTTGTATCGTTGAGCATCATCCTGCTCACCGGTCTTCCACTGCCTCTTTGGAGTTAGATTAACTGGCTTGTATAGATCGATCACCCAGTCAGGGTTGTAGTGCCTGAACGATTTCAACGTCAAGTATCGCAACCAGCTCATAGGACCGGTCCAAAAATAGCACATCCTCTTAGGTAGTCTGTTCACGTTGTTCAATACAGGTGGATGAATCTTTTCAGGACCAGTGCCGTACATCTTTCTGGCTTTGACCATGTGAGTGACTTCTGACAATCGTGTCTCAGCACAAGCAAGTACTTCTCCGGTATCTATTCTTGGTAGAGTGCGGCCTCGCCAGTTGCGACCTATGCGAGCAGCTACACCTGGAGTGCCCTCTTCACCTAGATGCAGTACACAAAACGGTGATCTATGCTTGTGCTTGTCAGTGTACTTGAATTGAAAATCACTGTCACAGCCTCCAGCATGAGACCAGTCGGTACTATACCAAGGTGGCTTTACCGAACTGGCATGAAACAACTGAAAATACCCGTCAAACTCACACGGTTGTGTTGGACTAGGCAAAGAGTCCCAGTCTAGGTCATCTGAGAACTTACTAGGGTCAGCAAGTATCTTACGAGCTGGTGTATGTAGACCCTGCAAGTCTAGAGGTTGGCGGATACAGTTTGGCATGACGATGTCAGCATCCCATATACATATCCAACCCTCGCGGCCTAGTATTTCAAAGCCCTCCTCCATTGCGGCACCCTTATTGAAGGCCGCACCGTTCTTATAGAATACGTCTGTTACATAGCACTCCACTTCAAGGCTTGCACAAAGTTGCTGAGTTCGTATATCGTGAGGCGCTGTTACAACCAGCGTCCTCTTGAAGTGCCGTTTGTTCCTTGGCAAAGTAATTGCTAGAAAGTCATCATAGTCTACGCATACAGTGATCGAGTTGAATGGCTCAATGTCCTGAAACCGCCACAGCGCAAGGTTCTTGTCATTGAAGTGTGGATACCATTCTTGACAGTCTTCATTGATAAGCTCTAACGGTGGTGGTAGGCTGAACGGCGGCTCTTCCAAGTTAATGGTAGTCCACTGCCCGGTTCTAATTGGCTTGTTGAATTTGTGGTTTGGAAACGTCGTAGTCAGTAGCCACTCTGTCCCACTACGAGACATGTTGAGCAAAGCTTGCTTGGCGTCTGTTTGTGAGAAGTGCCCTAGACAGTCTCTACAAAATATCAGGTCAGCTTGTGGTAACGGTGAGGTTATCACGTTCAGATGTTCAAACTTTCTTGTCTCTGAACTATATTTCTGTCGGTTATTCTTAACCAGTTCATTGACTACATCACAGCCGATATAGTCTACACCAGACAAATCTACATGCTGCATCCAGTTGAAGTCACCACAAGGTATATCAAGCATGGTCTTGATATTATACTTCTTTAGGATCTCTTCCAAACCACTCCGTACCAGTTTGGTACTATTCTTTGTTGAACCAGCACCACTCTTTGACTCGTTACTGCCCCAGTGATTTTCTTTGTAGATGTCGGTAAACACCTGCTCAACCACAACAGGCACTTCCTTAGAAGCTGGTATAAAGGGCCACGGTCCTGAAGCTGCCTGCCAAGGAATTAGACCTTTGGTAGCCAGTTCTACCTTCTTATTATACAAGTCACGACTTGGGGCTTCCGTAGCAGGACTGGATACATACTCATGCCATTGATGGTGACCTTTCACCAAGGTAGTATAAACTGGCTTCAATCCCCTACCGTTGATAAGACAGTGTCCTAACCAAGCATCCTCGTAAGCTGGACAGATGGCAAACTCTTCGTCGTTGCATCCTACAGCAAACATATCTTCCCTGAATATTGAACCAAGGAAGAAGTAAGGAGCCTGTCTACAAGGGCCGGTGTATTCACCACAAATTTGTCCTCGCTTACTCAAACAGAACACATTGGCAAGTACGAAAGTCCCAGGCTTAAGTTCTCTGACAAGCCCTTCAATCGCATTAGGAGTGACATGCAGTACTTCATCACTCTGACAAATCAGTATATCTGACTCAGCCATTTGGTAGCTGAGATTTCTGGCAGTGCATGGGTTGCGATATACTGGCGGTCGCTCAATGCGATGGTATCGCAGCTTTGAGAACTTTGAACACACTCTACGTATACGATCATCAGCAGAACCGTCGTCTACTACAATCACTTCATATTCAAACGGCACGGTTTGACTGTAGATACTGAGCAGGGTGTTTTTCAGTAGGGTAGGCTTGTTGAAGGCTGCAATGCAGATGCTCGCTCTAGGAGTGCTCATTTGAGGGCGTGCTTTAAGAGTTGATGGATCAGTAAATCATCATTCCAAGATTCGATAGCCATTTGCTTTGGTCTGTGGTACATGAACCATGAGTGATTCAAACCAAAGCATACAGGGTCATGTGACAGGTAGGTTCTTAGATCTCTGTGTTCAAAGAAGTGTTTTACGTCGCTGTCTATGTCAATCGGCAGCAGCATACGACGGCTCACCTTAACCGCTGTAGACTTACCTAGGATTAGACCAGTCAACAGCTTCTCACCAATGGCTGTCCAGTCAATGTTTTCTGGATACTCCAAGGCGGCGTTTACTGAGTTCAGCCACTTAACTGCGATGGAGCTGTTTTCAGCAAACCAGATATAACCATTCAGTACTCTAACCGGCATCTTGGTCCAAGTTGTATAAAGAACCGAAGCATTTTCAACACTAAGACAATCAGGCTTTCTCAAGGCTATGGTATCAGCGTCCCACCACCATCCACCGTAAGTAGCCAACAGAGCAGCTCGTAAAGCGTCTGCTCTTAAAGCTGGTCGTGATAGCTTGAGCCAGTTAGGGTTGAGTCTATCACCAACTGCTTCTTTGGCTGTATCAAGACCCAATACAGTTAGATCTTGACCAAGAACCATCTTCATACTACCTAAGCATACAGCGATGTGAGAAGGCATTGGGCCTTCCCAGTAAGTCCATACTTTCATTTCAGGTACTGCCAAGGTCTAGAGTCATGTTCAGTCGGTACACTTAGATCGTACAAGACGTAGTTACCCTTCTTAACGCTTGGACTGTTCTGTAAGTCTTTTAGGTTAGAAGGGCTGATATCGTCTACGTCCTCATAGTCCTTTCTACCCTTCAAATTGAGTGGAATGCCACAACGATAACAGCAGCGGTCTATCTGTTCTTGAAAGTCAGTTAATGGACGGTTCCAACACTCTGGCTCTACAGGCAGTCCACCAGGACCGTTGAAGACCATATCCATCGCTCCAGCTACCTCACAAAAGAAGTAGCCTTTAGGCGTGATGGTAGCTGACCACAGTCGTTGTAGCCAGCAGTTGTTGATCAGCCTCTTTTGTTCATCTTTGTCCTGCACCACGTCACTGATACTTACCAGAACCGGCGTATGCTCACAGTTCGTATTGTGCTGATTATTGTTGACATAACCGAACACTCTAGAGATCAGATTAGCATAGGCAGTTGTCTGCCACTTGACACCAGTCCATAGCCCACGGTGATTCCTGTCTGGTATGATGTCTTCCATGATCAAGCACATCTTCTTGAAGTGTGGGTGCATCATAGGCTCGCCACCAATCATGCCAACCACCTTGTACTTCGCGGGTACATAAGGAGATGCAGGGCTATCAGTTGGAAAGTCTTTGAGAGCCGTAACCGCTTGTTCAAAGAAGTCCAACTCCATATAGAATGGCTTCTCTACATGAGTCAGTAGCCTAGTACAATTTGAGCACTTCTTCATGCAAGCGTTTGTGACATCTATCTGATTAGCCCATTGAAATTTTGGGTCTATCATTTCAATCTCCAAAGATTATAGAAAATTCACATGGTCTGGGGAGTCAGTGAGTGCGTAGCGAATGGTTTCATTTTTCTTATTAAACATGCACCTGGGACATTGAGTGGCATTGAACTTGCGCAGCTTGTCCGCCACTTCTTCTGAGTTCCATAGTTCTTCAAAGGTGCAGTCCTTGATCGATCCAAGCAGGCCACGTTCACTATAGGCCAACACACAACAGCGATACACGTTGAGGTCAGCTCCGATGTAAGGCACCAGATGCTGGATGGGACAATATACGTGACTAGGTGATTGCTGTTCCAGGTCATCTAGCCTTTCACCAAACAAGTTGAATACTGTAAACTTCTTTGTCTGTAGAGCCTTGGCTTCCCTACACAAATGGCTGGCTTCTTCATAAAAGTCCTTAAAGTATCCAGCCCCTTCATTTTGGAACACGGCACTGATCCTAAAGTTATCAGCACCAATATCTCTAGCTTGATGGGCTGCTATTAGAACCTCACGCCAGTTCTCTTTAGTGACTACGAAGCCAATACCAAGATAAGGCTCTTTATTAGAGCCTCGTTGAGCAATCAGTTTTCTTAGATTATTTTGTACGGTGTTGTGAGCCGTTACACTGGACCTTCTGATAGACGCATAGGTTTCACTTGAACCAGCGTCTATTGATACACGTACCCAAGCGGCTCCCAGTAGAGCCTTCATACAGGGGTCACTTACTTTAACACCATTGGTCACGACGCCGTACTGCATACCAAGTTCTTTAATGAACTCACAAACGGTAGCAAACCCTGGATAGATTGTTGGTTCACCGCCGCCAGTCAGCTCAATTGCTTTGACTCCACACTTACGCAAGCTATGAACGGTCTCAAGGGCCTTGTCCAGCTTGATAATACTCTTCTCATCAAAGTTTTCGTTTGAAGAGTATCCAGAGCTTCTATAGGCACAAAAGCTACAGTCCTGATTGCACAAGTTCACCAAGATCAGTTGTGCATGTAAGGGCTTCGGTCTTAGACCTTGCTTCATATCGTTGATACGGTCTTGGTGGTGAAAGATCTTGAGTGGGCTGTAAACGTCTTTGTTCATAGCTTGATCCGTTCGTTAAGGCTTTGCCATTCGGCTTCGTTAGAGGGTAAAGGTTCTTCAATTATGACTGTTTTTCTACAAGCTGCTCTACACCGTATGAGCAGATCTGGATAGCACGTTGGTTCGGTGTAGACTACAAGATCTACATCTTCAAGAAAGGTTTCCAGCTTGTGCCCAAAAGGACACGGTATGAAATCAATATCTTCTGGTACTTCTGATACACCCTTGATAGGATCAGGCTTTACCAGCCATCTATAGACGTTTGCGTTTTCTGCTATCTGTCTGTTGGCTTTTGTGACGGTTCCTACCAACCCAACTCTAGAAGGCTTGGTAAGTAAAGGCGTGTCAGTTGGAGCCTCTGTTGGTATATGTGGAGCAGGTCGTTTTACCAACGACATAGCATTGAACTGTTCTCCCTTAAACGACTTGGTCAAGGCATGTCTGGAGTTTCCAAGTGTGCTACGCAAGCCAGTATGCTGCACCAGCGATGGATTGTGGACATATTCCTTATAGCCAGCTTGTCTCATAGCCTCAACTATACCACCGTCAATGAACTTCCAAGTCCTGCGGTTGTCCTTCGGTGCCAATGTATGCCTGTTGATCCAATGGGTGCTATTCAGTAGTGTTCTTACTGCATCATTGTTGAAGACTAGAGCTACAGCACCCTTTCCAAGCTGATTGCTCAAGTACCAGCCATCTTTAGGCTTCTGGTTTTCAGGGAAGGTGTAAAGGTTCCAGTAGCCCTTAGTAGGATACTCACACTGTTCAAGATACTCACGTAGTCCAGGGTAGGTAACAAAGTCATCCTGGAACATGGCAAAGCGATCAGCGTTTGGGTTGCGTATGTAGAGCTCGCTTAGCCCAAGATGGAAGTTCCCATAGATGCGAATGGCTTCGCTATGGCAGGTGATACGCAGCTTGGAGAACTCACCAAGCTCGCTGTTAGGCAGCCCATCTATAAACAAGCGTGGATTCGTAAATCCGGCTTTGTTTAGAGACTCTAAAGTCTTTTGTAGGGTGCCGTCTGTTATGCGCTTTGGGACGGTTGTGAGACCGTATTCCCAGACGATTGACATTGCGCTTGCTCCGCTAGTCTAATTGCTTCGTCAAGTAAGTTGGGTAACGGGTCAAGTGGATTCAGCTTAAAGATCCACCCAAGTACGATCATGTTAGTACCAGCCTTGAGGTAGTCATACCAACCGTACTTTTTCTGATTCTTACGCATGAGCTTCAGCAGCTTGTCGCGATTGTCCTTACAGCCTTGTGGCCCTAGCTCGTTCATGACGTCTGCCAACAGTAGGCAACTACAATCAGGCCGATGCTGTATTCCTAACCTGCTGAACAACCGCCATAGCTGAGAGCCTGGACCTGTTCCGTTTACTACGCTTTCAAAGACAACGTCTTGACTAACCATCTTGTCACCCCCACAGCCTCTACAATCTTTCAACAAGAACTTTAGCTTTGTAGAAGAATTTACTGGTCTTGGAACTTCGCCTATTTGCCCTGGACCGTAACCACCCTCCCAAGCCTCAAAGTAATTGTACCGGGTTTTGCATAGCTTTACCCAATGAGCAGTTTTGGCTACATTATGTCTAGGGCAATAACCACCGTTTTCTATGGGGCATTCGCAAGGAGTCTCAAACATGTCCAGCAAGTTCGAACTGCCATTTGTTCCATTTGTGGTATTCATCTTTATGATGTCTATCTGGATTGTTTCTGTTCTAATAGACATTGAAACCGTGGTGGATCAACCGCCACCTAAAAACTCTAACTGGATAAAAAACAGTGAAGGAAACATACAAAGAGTCACTCCAAGAGATCCAGTGTGGGAACCATTATTCTGTGATCGTTAATCTGTAGATACCTCCAGCATTAGGCTGACCCCAGTCATAATCAACACCTGGAGCATCGTAGTGATGAAGCTGCGCTCCACTAGCAGTACAGTCTAACTCGTAGATAAGAGTGAGCGGATCGCATCTTGCAAATATCAAAGTAGCCTGAGTTATCGGAAGAATAGGATACCCAAACTCACTTTCCCAACAAGTCGGCCTAGTACCTGGCGAATGAAAACCACTCCAAAACAAGTTATACTGATTGATAGGAGTCTCGTCAGGATTTGCTTCTGCACTACAAATCAAGTACATTGCAAAATACTGAGGGTCTCCCATCATATAGTCTTGGCCCGGAACAGCGGGATCAGAGTACCAAGAGTACCCATTTAGCCAAGCTCTTCTATAAAGAGTCATCGAGACTGGATCATCGATCTGTCCAGCTTCATTCCCCGAGTAGTGAGTGAGGGTGGCAGTCAATTCCTCTGGCAAGCAAAACGTCCCACCGCATCTGCAACCTCGATCAGGGCAAGTAGGGTTGGTGACATAGTGTTCACTGGCAAAGAAGTAATCAAAGTATATTGGTCTGTCTATAGTGCCTGAGCCAGTATTACTTCCTTGGTATCCACCATGTCTTATTCCTACTCGCTTGCCATTACCTGGACCTAAGCAGACCCAGAAGTCTCCACCAGTTGCTCTGGTATTTACGGAAACTGTATTTCTATCAAACCAAATCTTGATCTCCATTGAGTTAGAAGTCAATGGCATTGGAGCGTTGTTGTTTACCCTCACTAATTCATCACACTCCTCATGGATCAAGTCATGGTTACTGGTATAGGACTCTACTCCGGCAACCACAGATCCTATCTGGACTTCAAAGGTTTCAGACAACTCATATTCGTCTGGAAAAGAGCCTAGCCATTCTCTAGCTATGACTCTAACGAACATGTAGTTGTTTTCATCTTTCCAAGCAAACAAAATCTCATATACATCACCATCCTTCATGTCTGCTGTTGTAACATAAAGCACGGCTGAGCCTTGAGAATCTGGTAGTTCACCTACCCATAGAGCAGTTCCTCTGATAGCCTTGGCTTTGTTGTTTTCTATGTGGAACTCTGAATCTCCAATAAGTTCCCAGCTATCCCCTAGAGTTTCTGCATCAGCTCTATTGAAAGTATCTTCGAAGTTACGGCAGTCACAGCAACAACGTCTATCACCCATGATTACGACCCTGTTCCTGTAGTGTTACACTCATTACAGCCCTCTTCAGGAGTTTCACAATCCAAGCTAACGCAGATGTAGATCTTACCGCCATGTGCTTCGTTATTTGAAGACATTTCCTGATATAGACCCTTCCAACCTACTTCTGCATACGGCGCTCCTTTACGATGGTCAATAGCCCAAACTGTTTCTGCATCATCATAGCACCAAAGAGCAGTGTCGGGATTCCAAGTACCAAGTAAGCACTCGTAAGGTACATTACGCTCTGCGTTTTCTTGGGCACAGAGTTCTACGAGTTGTGTAGGCTTTCTTTGGATAACCCACTTGCCCCACTTGTCTCTACAAATAAGATGAAACTTTTCAGAGCCTTGCCAATCATCACCAGTCCCTGAACTTGTGCCAGTACCAGTCGCTGCAATCACAGTGCCAGCAATGGCATTTTCGTCAATGTTGTAGACTGTTCTGTTAACGAACTCTTGCTCTTCTAACAGGTATTTACCTTCATCTATTTCAGTACCTGTAACGACTTTGGGCCAGATCCTTCGTACACGACAAGTGGCACTACCTGGAATCCATTCATCACCCTCTTTGATCATTGCCGGTATACCAGCAGCCGGTATCTCAGCCACGTACACTTCAGGCGCAAACATGGCGTCGTTAGCCTCACTAAGATCAGCAGACGCCTGGACCTTTGGCTTGCGACGATACTCTTGGATCATGTCCTTGAGTATACGTGCATCACCTTCTGATAAGAAGAAGCCTTGAGCCGCCATCGTTTTTCACCTTGGGAAGATGCAGACTTGAAGAATGGCTTGACCATGCTTGCAGTGAATCATCAATGGACCCTCAGTTGGCTTGCCGAAGAAAGGCATACCGTGCGGAGGAATCTCAAAGCCGTTGAACACTGCGACCCTCAGCAGTACGTCAGCACGTTCCTCTTCACTGGGATTGTGCATGTACTTCGTACCCTCGGTGTTGACTATGAGAATGTATCCTACGTCCTCACGATCAATGTCACCAAGGCTGAGTTCCTTTGGTTGTTCTGTAGCCTTGAACTTACGGAGATACGGTTCTACACCAATGGTATCAAGCAGGGTAGCTACCTGTATCGGCACGCCTAGAGGACTCTCACCAAAGGTTTCCCAGTACGCGTCAATGCGAACAGTGAATCTATCCTTTGATGTACCTACCTTCAGATTACCGCCCGGTATGCGTATCTTGATGGGTTCAGAGATCTCATGGCTTTCGGGGTCATATAGTTCCACGGTTTGCTCCTTTGGTTACTGCAAGGCTGTCGGGATACCCAGTAATAGAAAGTTGGTTTCGTCGTACAGTTCTACGGTGTCAATGAAGTGCTCGTGATTGATGGGATCCGAGCAGCGTTGCCCAGCCCCGTTGAGCAGGACTGACTTTTGAATGTTGCCGTTGGCGTCTACGGCAGCAGTGAAGTTGTCTGGGTTAGTCGGATCTAGGTAAGGATCCTTTGCCAGCTTTTCAGGATTAAGCCAACGATGACCAGCGTCCCTGATTTCTGTTTCATCAAACGTGTCGTACTTGATCTCAAATTCAAGGTTACGTTTGAAGTAGTAGCTGCAAGTTCCCCAGACTAACCGCTGCCAAGGTACGTTTCTTAGCTTGACACATCTTGGAGGCAAGCCCCAAAGCGTAGCATCGTTGAGCGTGTCAATCATCTGTGAAATCATTGCCAACTCAAGATTGACACGAGTTTGTTGAATACTAACCGTAGGACGGTTCTTATCCTTATCTACCCATATAGGTTCAAGGCTGGAGCTCATGATGGGCTTGCCTGAAGCACTTGTACCTGTATCACCACGACGCCGCTTGTTGGTACGCTCACTATAAGAAATGAAGCTGCCTGATATGATATCAGGCATACTGGCAGGATGCGTAAGCTGTTGATTCAGACACAAGAGCCAAGGCTTAGTCGTAAACTCATAGCTGAGAATCCACCAGTAGTTAGCCTCCCGCTTGAGCATGGTTTCGCAGTTAACGATGGGAGTGCATAGTGCATAAGCGTCGTTGTCGTTGCCATAGGTCCAGGTAGCTCCCACGTTTGGAAGTCCTGCGCAGTAGGTAACAGCTTGCGGTCCGTCCTCTATATCATCTGACTCTACCAAGAACTTGACATTGTACGTGCGGTGAGTGTCCATAGCACGCCCGCCGCTCCACTCCAGTACCCCTAGATTCTTTAGTGTCATTACAAGATCCCCAATGGGTCAAGATCAATAGTTTCTTTGTCTGCGTTCTTTTCAGTAGCGATGGCAATACGCTCAAGCCGATCTGTCATTGGTCCTTCAAAGAACTCTTTCAAAGCATCGACAGCCTTTTCTTCACCTGTAACGCTTGCAAGGTCTTTGGCCTCCATGTCCAGACGTTCTGCCTCTTCAACACCCTGCTCACGAGCCTTTTCAAACATCATGGTTTCAAGGCTGTTCTGGATAAGCTGCTGTTCTGCTTGACTACCCTTGCGAACAGCATCCATACCCATGTTGCCGAATTGAGCATCAGCAATCATCTTAGCAGCGGCCATCTGTTCTTGGATTGATTGTAACTCCTTGCGGTATGCCTTGGAGTTTCTCTCAGCTTCGCTGTAGATAGAGTTCAGCTCCTTTAGCTGACGCATGTAGCGTTTGACTGGATCCCACTTTTCTTCAATGGCATCACGATCACGCGCTATCATGGACCTACGCTTTTCAATTTCAGCAAGCTCATCATTAGCACGTTTCAGTTCAGCATTCCTGGCTCGTTCAGCCTCTGACAAGTCTGCTTCAGCTTGTGCTTGCTTCAGCTTTTCCTCAAGCAGGGCCTTTTCATTTTCAAGCCTTTCAGCACCAGCTAAGTTACCCTGTTCAATGAGCTCCAGGCGACGCTTCTCAAGGTCTGCCAATTCACCGTACATATTGATTTCATCGACCAGGGCGCTGTCTTCTCTAGAAGCTGACCTGCCTTCACGAGCCTCATCTAGCTTCTTGTTTTCCCTTTCAGCGTTAACAGTATTGCCAGCCATACCGGCCAGTCCCATCACTACAGCATCTTGGCCTGCTGAACCTAGTACGTTAGAAGACGTTGCTGCAAGGGCTCCCATTGCGGCGGCTTCTACAGTGCCTTTACCCGCGATAAGAGCTCCTACAGTAACAAGTGCCCCGATCTTACCGTAGTTCCTGGAGATCCAGCCTAACAGATCACCCAAGGCATACAGGATCTTCTTGACCCCTTCCTGCATGAACTCTACAAAGGTATTCCAGGTCTTCTTCAACTCCGTAACAACGTAGTCGAAGCCTTCTTCCAGAGTGCCCCAGGTCTGATTAACATAGAGAATGCCTTTGAGCCATAGTGACTTGATCTCAATCCACAGCCCTTCAATAGCATTCTTGAAGTTGCCAGCAGCCAAGTTCTTGAAGATTGCGCTGAAGCGTTCACCTGTCAGCTTGTCAATTTCATTCATGCCTTCGATCCAGGCAACTTTAGCTCCAGACCAAGCTATCTTAACAGCCAGCTCTAGATTACCGGCCTTAACCGCATTGAAGACTCCGTCCATAACTTTGTTGATGTGATCTAGGATGTACTTACCATATTCCATCGTGGTGTTGTAAGCAGAGATGATGGAGTCTTCATACTCCTTCCAGATGCTCGTTGCTTCTCCTCTTAGCATCTTGCCCGTTGCAGTGTCCCACGCGGCCCAAGCAGCGGCTCCGGCTGCTATCATGACAACGACTGGTCCTAGAGTCGCTGAAAGTGTAGTCAAAGCAGTGCCAATCGTCGTAAGTACACCGCCGACTATCACCAGCTTCGCCGCCACGTCCGCTACAGTTGCGATCAACTGCTTGTTTTCTTTGACCCAGTTGACTGTCCATTTGACGACTCCTACTATGAGGTCGTTCAGCTCTTTAAGCTCTTCCGTGATCACAGAGCCGATTTGCATCCACATCCCTTGCAAGGATTGCTTCACACGCTGCCAGGACTCAGCCAGCTCATCAGCCTTCTTGATGTCCTCGTCGCTAAACATCATGCCAAACTTTTCAGCTTCCTTGCGCCATTTGACGTACTCTTCGCTACCGACCTTGATGTTTTCAGTGAGCTCCTTTACTGAGATGCCGGTACGCTCTGACATGAGCTTGAACACCTGAGCCTGTTCGACGTTCAGCTTAACAACCTTGTTCAGCTCACGCCAAGCCTCGGTGTTTTCCACCAAACGCTTCTTGAAGAACTCAGCTTCCTTAGCGGCCTTTTCGGTCTCACGCACCATTTCCTTGATGTTCTTGCCGTACTCGCTGAAGTCCATGGCTGCCTTGGTCATAGGTCCAGTGATGGCAGCCCCGGCCGCTCCCGCCCCAAGACCTACTCGCTGCATTGTGCCGCCAGTACCTGACAGCATACCTTGAGCACCGCGAAAAGCCTTGTTAAAGGCTTCGCTAATCTTGTTGCCCTGCTTTTCGGCAAACTTGGCGGACTCTTCAGTTTGACGCTCAACATCTTTGAGCATCTTTTGGTAGTCTTGCTGGTTGCCCACCAAGCGTACAACGAGTCTGTCTATTTCGTGTTCAACTGCCATTGCCGGGGCCTTTCTTAATGCCAAGACGTGACATCCAGATTGACTTAGATCTAGCTATTTGGGCAGCCTTGTCAACAGGCTTTTCACGTCTGGTCTTGCGTGCAAACTTTACCAGTTGATCACTTAGATTAACCGGCTTCTTTGACCACTGCTGTTGAACACGCTGAGCTATGCGCATTAGATAGTGGTCAGTACGTGAGGGCTTGTTCCACTGCTCCTCAAGCCAGTACATAGCAAGAACCTTGTACCGATTAGGCCATTCATGGATCAGTCTGAATGGGTCTTGCCCAAAGGCTTGCGCTACAGTGAACCAGTCACCATAGCGCTCTACAAGTTTTTTGTTTCAGTATCCTTGTCACGCACCTTGAAGGCACTGACCAAAGGTCTGAACTCATCATCTTGCAAGCTACCTACCCAAGCTGACACTTCCTCGTAGCCAATGGGACTACCTTCGAGGTTCAGAGCTTTTTCAAGCAGCATCACGATAGGCGACTCATCATTCATGTCAGACAAGTCTTTGGCCTTTTCGTACAACTGCTTTTGCACTCTGGCGGGCCAGGATTGTATAGTGGAGACAGGAGGATTCTTACCCTTCTCATCCCATAGACAGGCCGCTACAAACACTGCTTCAACAGAGGCAAGGTTCTTGATACCTGATACCTTACCATCAGGTCCGAACTGAGTGGAAGCCATGATGGCATTCCGATGGTCAGTTGCAGCCTTGCCGTTGGCCTCACGAAGGATGTACTGCTTTTTGTCTGGACCAGTTACGTGGATCTCTTGAATATTGAGGTCACTAAAGTCGAACGATTCCATTTGCTTGCTCCTTTTACTGTTGACTAATACCCTAAAGTGGGTAGGCTTGTTTAAGACCCCTAGCGAGCCGTTTAACGCACTTTATTAAGCTAGGGTAGTTGGTTAGCCCTACCCTAACAAAACGCGCCAGCGGCCTTGCTAGGGGCCTTAAAAGCGGTTTGCTTACTACTAGGTGCCAGTGCCTTTCTCGGCTACCTCAAAGTCAGTCTCGACTCCTGCAATCTGCATGGTCGGTACAATCTCGAGCGTGCCCTCTAGCGGGTTGCCTTCTTGAGCCTGCGCCGGTTGCCAAGACTTCAGATAGGCAGGAAAGCTAAACTGAGTTTCATCAGGCCACTTGACAGTCACCCAGCCATCACGAACATTGATGAGGGCATTGACCTGTTCTGGTGTACCACTCGCAAACTTGCCCTGAACCTGAAACGGCGTCAGCCTCTTCAGCTTACGAGGAGCCAGCGTGTGGAACATCGTATTGTGCATCGTGGTAGTGGGGACGGGGTCACCACCGTCAATACCAGGAGCACCTACGACGGTTTCCCAAAAGCTCAGATCAGGATCCAAGCTAAAGGTGATTAGTGACTGGTAGCCTTCATCAAACGGCGTACCGACTGGGTCTACTCGATCTGTGTGCGTCATTATCTGACTCCTACTGTTAAGGGACTAAGTGCCTGTTCCTGTATCTGCTTCTACAAACTCTATAGAAGCCACTACGTTTCCTGAGTACAAAAACCTTGCCCCGTCTCTACCTGCTGGCAAAGCTCCACTCGTTCTTGTTACTGCATTGACCCTGTACGTGTGTCCTGAAATTGTTACGAGTTCACGATTCACTTCTGTATCAAGATAATGCAGTATACTCTTGACTTTCTTGTAAGGCGTAGCAGGGTCTTCAGGACTTCTTACAAGTATCTGGATACCGTAGTGTTCACCTGTAATTCCTGATACGTGCATCCTGCGATGCAGTCTACCTGCCGTATCTGAGATCAGTATAGCTTCATCAGGCGTTTCAGGCAAGTGCATAGGGTAAACGACCCATCCAGTAAGACCGTCGTCTTCCGGATAGTCAGCTAACCCTAAGTCAACGAACATCTGGGCAATGATCTCGGCTGGAGTGTGATATAGTTCGCCGCTCATTTCTTTTTAGACCTTTCACGCTTTGCAAGTACCTTCATACGTGTTTGCTCAGCTTTGGTTTTAGCATCGGTTGCCACCCTATCAAGGTCTTCTTCAATCGTTGTAAAGGCACTAGCCCTTAAAGCTGAAGTGTCAACTGGCGTTAGTTTCTGTGACTCACGCTGTATGAGCAGCCCTGCCCTGAGCATATTGTCAGCCAGCTTATCCGGCTTGGTTTCTCTGAGTAATTTTCGTATGTCTGGCTCAAGTGTGCGTGCTGCTGTTTCAAGGAATTTGGGTTGGCCTACACGACGTTTGACGTCAGTGCGCTCATGCACTTCTAGGGCATACTCCATTGAGTAGCCAACAACGACGGTTAACTCGTTCTTGCCCTTGTTATCTTGGCAGTATTTGCGAAGCTTCTCAAGCGTCATGACTACTAGACTTCCCACACTCTGGTTGTTACTCCAGACGTGTTCCACGTCCCACCACTACTTTCTAACTTACATCTGATCTTCAGTGGGCCAGCGACTAAGTCGCCAGCTTGAGTCACTATTTTGACCGTTCCAGCCGTTGCTAATCCAACTTGAGTCGCGACTCGTTCGATCGTTTGATTCTTGCCGACAAGGTAGATTGTCACGGTGTAGCCAGTTAGATCAAGAGGTTCGTCTTGGACCAGTTCACCATCGACTTCAGTGATGTCGTAGATGGTGACAATAATCTCTGTGCCAATGTCCCCTTCATGGAGTTCAGCTTCGAGACTACTCAGACGGTATGTACTCATCGTTCAACCTCGATTCTGACTGTGCGGGCGACACCGGTTCCAACAGTAACTTCCCTTGCGATTCCAAGACCTACGCTGATCGTTCTGCATAGGCCAAGCGTAATATACAACCGGTCTGGATCGGGGATAACGATAGTCCCCTGGGCCAATGATGACAGAATCAACCCAGCAATCGCCGACCCTGTGCTGATCCGGTAGCCAACGGTGAACTGAGACACTGTCAGACTGCCGGTTGCCACGCCGCTCGACTCTCTATCTCCAGTAGCCTCCGAGTCAACGGCAATCCCGCCGACTGCTTCTCCGATGGAATCCCGTTCTCCAATGGCAACTGACGATAGGCCGAATACGCCAACAGCTACGCCACCAATTGACGGCCTCGTCCCCTGGGCGAACGACGACAGCGACAGTACTCCAGTCGTAGCGCCAGTGGAGCTTCGTTCTCCAACTGCTCCGGCATCTACAAACAGAGCGGCAGTCGATACACCAGTAGAGTTCCTGTATCCAACGGCTAAACTGGACAGTTCTACCGCACCGAAAGCGGAACCTATCGAGTCTCGTGTACCAGTTCCAGAGGATGCTAATGCTAGTTGACTAGTAACAGCCCCTTCTGACGGTCTTTGTCCAGTGACAAACGACCCTACTTCAATTGTACCTGCTGTCGCTCCAACCGAATCCCGGTTACCAGCAGCGGAACTGTCAACAGCGAATTCACCGATTACTGCTCCGGTTGAATCGCGGTTGCCAGATACCGACGATGCCAGATCAATTGCCCCAGCCGCGACTCCAACAGACACCCTCTCACCAACGGCAGTACAAGCCAGTGTCATTGCGCCGGTTGCGCCGCCTACGGACGCTGGAATCTCACCGCCGACACTGAATGGCGGCCATAGATTCGTCAGGGGTAGCAGAGTCATCGGCATCGCGGACTACCCTATGCGTCGGCTTCAGCGGCACTGAACGTACAAGCCTGAGCAGCACCCGTCACATTGGCCGTGCCGTCGCCAGGTGCTCCGCTGTGAAGCGAAATCTTGTCGTAAGTCCGGGCATCCAGCATGGCATCAAGTTCCGCGTCCGACAGCACCGTACCAGCATCCTGACTAAGTGTGATCTTCGTGCTGGCTGAGACGTTGTACTCACCAGCCGCATTAACCGCTGCGTCGCCAGAATCACGGACGAGGTAGCCCTTATAGACATCGGGCGTTCCAGCAGTCCACAAACCAAAGTTCACTACGTTTGCAGAAGGCGTGAGTCCAGTGAACTCCACCGCTGCCAACAGTTTTCGCATACGTGCCATCGTTCAGTTCTCCAAAAGAAAGAGGTTACTAGGGATTCGTCGCGGCCCCTTGGGTTTCCACGCCCTCGACGTCACTGATTGCCTGCTCGGTCAGTACCGTAGTGCCGTTGTCGGCGTAGGTCTGGATGGTGTCAGATGAACGGTCGGCCTTTTTGAAAAACCGCCTCCATAACTGGACCATCATCTCGCGGAAGTTGGTAGCTACACCGCTTGGCGATGCGATGCTTACAGAGTCCAATCCGTCACTGGCGAGTTTGAATCCCGTCTTTGTGTTGACCTCGACAGACAGTTTCGCCGTTCCGCCAGCGTATCCCGTGCCGTCGAACATGGCCTCGCAGTTGTCCGCCGCTGTCGTGTCATCGCTGATTGCTTTAACGTTCGCGGTCGGGAATCGCACGCCCTCGGGCAGATAGATTTTGTAGGTGTCGTCGCTGTCCGGTGCCACGTTCCAGGCAGGCGTTACCGTCGCCTGCTGATTGCTCGCTGTCGGTACTTGAAGAATTCTTGCTTCGACATTGCCGTCAATCGTCGCCACGCACAAGCAGCCAGCATACTGACCATCGAATAGGACTGTACCATCGGCCAGCGTGATATAGCCCGTATCCCCTCCCTGCGCCGTGCCGCTGGCAAGTTCAACGAGCTTTCTCGGATAGAACACAAGAGTCGTTGTCTTGGCTCCGCTAGTCGATGTCTTGACGATGACCGTTACCACGTCGGCGGTCATTTCGGCAGCGGTCAGCAACAAGTAATAGGTGCCGCTGTCCGTGGCGATTTGCGTTGCCTCGTTGGTGCAATCGGTGAATGTATCGCCGTTCTTTGAGATTTCCGAATCAAGTCCGGCAGCCCCAGCAACGAGGTCGCCGTCCGCGTCCAGTATCGGAAAAGCCACGCCGTAGGGCGCACCGTATACGGGATAGGGCAAAGCGTTGTTTCTTAGTCCCGTCGCTTCAGCCATCTACCAGACTCCTCTATTTAGTGCGGCGTAGGGAATACCGCCAAAGCGTTTGATTGTGGGTGAACCAGCAAACAGGTCTTCGGCTTCGAAGTTGTCGAAATAACTCTGGTACGCAAATCCGCCTGCGTAAGCCGGGCTGGTGTAGGTCGTGTCGGTCGCCTGCATTTGCTGAGTGCCGTCGATTTTTACTGTGTGTGTTGAGCCGCTCGACTGTAGCCAGTGAGTTTTCAATCGGTAGTCACCATTCACATTTGCGATTTCGGTTACGGTCCTAGCGGAATACTTCCGCAGTCTCGCTCTAATGCTTCCGTCTGACATAGTAGTGTAGCACGAAGAGGTGGCACTTGTTTTAACTCGGGTAGCAGGCCCGGAAAATAAACCAGACGACTGATATACCTGTGCCCACATGTCTGCCGACGAAAGTTGGGTTGTATGCGACACGTAATCACTTCCGGCGGTCGCATTCCGCGCCTGGTTGCTGGTCACAGTCCACGTTCCGTCGCTGACAGTCCACGGGCCGCTTGTGAGCGATTCGTCGGCTCGGTTAAAATTGTCGCTGATTGCCGTCGTCGGCCGCTCCGGTTTCACGTCCTTTGAAATCAGCCGCGTAACTTCCGCGTCGAACCGCCCCCCGTACTTGCGCCCGAGGCCGCCCAACACTTTGCTCGGCAGGATTTCCAGGGCTGCTTGCCGGGCTTTCATGCCGTTCGATTGCTTCTCTCGCTCTTCCTTCTCCTTTTTCCCGCCACCCTGCTGTTTCGCCAGTTCGGAAATCGCTTTGCCGAGTGCATTCCGCTCTCGCTCGCAATCGGCAATCGTCGCCGCCATGTCGATCTTCAGTAGGTCCAGTACGCGATTGTGGTAGCGGTTGTTTGCCGGGTCGAACTGGCCGAACTTCCACTTCCTCAGCAACGAATGCCAAGGGACGTGGATTTCGCAGACGCCTAGATGCGTCGGCAGCAACGGCTTGCATGGTGCGGTTCCGTCCGGTACGGCATGAACGGTCAACTGGCATTCGAGCCAATCCGCCAACGTGTCGCCCTCTGGCGTGTCGCCGAAACATTCCCGCCATCGCGTTCGTGCTGCGGTGTCGGGGCGGATTTCGTCGATCCGTCCGCTGCCGAGGCTGTAGTAATCACTGGGCAGGGGGCCGTCCGGGAACAGGAACAGAGACCAAGGCCAATCGCCGTATGTGCCAGCCAAGCCGCAATCGGGGACCGCGCGCAGGTCGGGGCACGACACCGCGCCGGACGGTGCTTGCCATCCAGGCCCCATGCCTTCGTCGATCCACTGCCAAGGTCCGATTGCTGCTTTCATCGGTTCGTCATCCAGTCCAGAAAATCACGCCAGAACGTATTGACTCGGCACGGTGGGGATTGCAGGGGGAGGATCATGCCTTACTGTCTCCGCTGGAATCCTCGCCAACATCGCTCATATCGTCGCTGTCGTAGTCGCGACGCGCCTCCTTTACCATTTCCGGAGAAACGCACGGGCTATGTTCCATAACGCCTACCACGCGGTCAAAGATCCTGTTGGCTCTCTGCTGGCCACGCACCAGAATCTCTTGCGTTCGAGAAATGTGCTCCACGTTTGCCGCCGTCGCGTCGATTGATTCCTTGAGTCGCCGGACAAGCTCTGTCTGTGCGTCGAACCAACTGACGACCCGCGTGAAAATCTTCTCCAGCCACGGACGCAAGAACGCCGCCATCGCACGGATGGCGAAATAACTGAGGATCAGCAGTCCTGTTGGAAAACCTACGTTTGTCAGCAGGCCGGTGATTGTTTCAGGGGTCATGCGTTGTCCGATCTAGCCTTCGGCGATGCGTTGCTCAAGTGCTGTAATTGCTTCGTGGATCGTCTTTCCCTTGCCGTGGTAGTCTTCACTGTCGCGCTGGAAGGAGGCGAAAATCTGCGGTTCGTGCTCGTGGTCTTCTCCGTGCCAGATCGTGATCTTGCATACAGTCCGAGGCTTGCTTTTGGCCAGTTCCTCAAGTCTTGCACAACAGTCGCACATGTCATTTCTCCTGTTGGACTTGGCGTGCCAACCGTTCCATCTGGCCGCGCGCTCGCCGCAAGATCCCCGCCTCTGCCTCGTCAATCAACCGCCTGCCAACCCGGTCGATCAGTCGGTTCGCCAGACCGCACCTTGTCCGAGGCAGTTGCACGTCCAGGTCAACGCTACTGGTTACGTACGTTTTGTCGCCGTCCGGCGTCAGCGTCGCCGTGTATCTCAGACCGCGCAACAGCACGACCCGCCCGCCTTCTCGCACCGTGAGAGGTTGCCGTAGGTCCAACTGAATCTGGTAGAATCGTTTCGGTCCAGTCGGCACCGCGTTGATTTGGACAGTGACCACCGGCAACGTCTGCTGTAGCGTCGGCAGCACGTCACCGAGAAAGTCGTTTTCCGGGCTGGCATCGGCAACCCGCAACTCCTTTACCATGTCCCACAGCGGGGCATCGACAACGTAGGAGCGTTCGGCTCCGAGTAGGATGATGGCGATTAAAACGGCGTGCATGGCAGGCTTTCAAGGTGAGAGCATGAAATCAGGGACCACGATTGACCGCACCGCCCAGGCGTCACGCCCAACCATCGTGCGGATCTTCCCTTCGCTGTCGAGTCCGAAGGACCTCAGATCGCCGACGACCGTTTCCAGCGTCGATCCCCAAGAACCCCACGAATTGCAGTAGATCGAGTACAGCGTGCCGCCGTTCATCGTCAGTCCGCAATGGCAGATCGCGTGACTATCACGCCCGCCGCCGCAAACGAAGCCGTTCAGCAGTGCCGATACCCACGCTTCGACGGTCGAGACCTTGAACCACTCGTCAATTCGGAAGAATCGGGCGGTCTGTTTCCAGTTGTCCGCGAACGAGTTGGACCAGCCGGTGTTCGGGTGGTAGACGTTGATTCCGTGCGGCTGCAACAGCGCCTTGTTTTCTGGCCGGTCGCTTGGCAGCAAACCTGTTCCGGCCAGCCACGTAGCCGCGCCGCCGACGTAGGAACCGCTAGACGGGCCTCGGGCGTTCCAGCGGTAGCCGCTGATCGGCGAGATCTGGATCGCCCGCCGGTAGCCAAACTGCATGTTGTGGATGATCTGCCACATCAGCGCGGCCATGTTGTAGACGCACGTTCCTTCGCGGCCTTGATTGTGCGGGTACACGATCATCCGGTACGGCCAGGACTTCTGCGCGTCTTTGAACCGGATGCGGTCGGCCCATTCGGAACGCGGGTAGACCGGCATCCCGAATTCTTCCACGTCGGGAAAGCCCCGAAACAGGTCGAAATCGGTGGGCAGGAATCCGCCGCTCAGTTCGCCGTCCGACTGTTCGATCAGCTTGCTGAAGTCGACGTCGATCGATTCTTGGTCGATTCTCATTCGATCCCCCATTTCTTCATCTGGTCAACTACCAGTGGCGCAGTCGCCGGAAGTGCCTCAGCCGCGACGGGGTTGCCATCGCGGGTAAATGCGACGAGTTGTGGCAGGGGTTTGTTTCCGAGGAATCGCAACGCCGCTTGCACGCGGGGAGACGGCTGGTTGTCCTGGTTCTTCGCGTCCTTGTCCAGTACGATCAACTTCCCCTGTAGCCACTCGTCCTCTGCCAGTTTGATCTTCAGGTTCGCCAACTCGATCCCCTGTTCCTCGGTCTCCAGCAGCACCATTGCCGATGTTGCCAGAACCGAGGGCTGCGGAGGGGAAGGCGGGGCCAGCTCGATCAACTGGACGTTCGTAATGACCTGTGGGCCTTGCGGCCCCAGGACCATCACGATCATCGTCTTGCCGTCCGGCATCCGAAAGACTACTGCCGACTGTTGGGCTGTAGCCGTCGCCGCCAGCATGACCAGCGGCACCAAGATTGCTTTGGTGAGTCGGTTCATGGTCTAGATCCCCGACAAGAGTTTCAGAAGCAAAGGGAGTAGGACTTCCAGCAGCATCTTCCAGAACTCGGGGTTGAAGCGGTCCAGCCCGTAGTTCCGCACGCCCTGGAAAGCGCCGTCTTCATCACCGGCGTCGGGGATCGTGGCGTCAATCACCTGATAGACGACAACGTAGGCGTCAGCCAGTTGGGCGTTGTTGGTGATCTTGCCTGATGCAATCATCGCGTCGATCTGTCGTTCGATGGCCGTCCAGAACGGCGTCCACTTCGGAGCGTCCGCACCGGCCAGCGAGGTCAGCGACTTGATGCCTTCCCGCACGGTTGCCATCGGCTGCGGACTGTTCTTCAACTGCGGAGCCATGAATCCCAAGGCGTAGGCCAGTCCGCGAACGTGTGTGTCCTTGTCGGTGTAGGCTGGAACTGCCTTCAATGCGGATTCGGCAACGGTCTTAAGGTCGGTCGGAACAACGACGGGAGGGACAACCGGGGGAACAACAGGCGGAACGATCACCGGACCACCAGGCGAAATCGTCGCTACCGGCCCCGTGACGGACAATACGCCTCCTGGTCCTACCGTCACGATGTACTCGCCAGGTGTCGTGATCTTGAGGATGGTTTGCGTTTGGGAGAAGGCAGCTTGAGCCAACAGTAGGCTCAGTAGAATGGCGAGAGGTCTCATAACTTGCTCCTTATGAGGTTAGTTCTGGAAGGGTCTTTGAAGCTTTCTGTAAACTAATGCGGTGTGAATAATGCCTACTCTTAAGGTCCGGCGTCTTATCCTTACCCACCACTTCAAGATAGACGGGAGCCGCTGGCAAGTCCTTAATCTTACCAGGTCCCCAAACATAGCTACCAAGTGGAACTTCTTGTCCCACGAAAATCGACCGTGGATACTGCTCTTGCGTAACCTCTTGTGAAACACCTGCTTGATCAGTGTCCTGCCAACGACACCGTACATTGACTGGAGCACTCACTCTGGCTTTACCATAGCGAGTCTCTGTATCAACTCGCCGCCAGACTACGCACCAATGAATCAGGGTGACTTGTGAGAGTTCAGGCATCTAGCTGTTCTTGCAGTCTGGTAGGCGTTAATTTCAGTCTTCCTGGACTCCCATCTACAGATCTTACATAAGCCTTGCTAGTAAGACTTGCAGCTCGTTTAGAAGGCTTGTTATCAAAAACTTTTCTAACCTTCAGATAACGATCTTTCCTTCTCTCGAGTCTTTGTTTTTCAGAAATCGAATTTAGCAGCACAGCATTACTTGCCCGTCGCTGCTCACTCGTGTTGATGGTAACGACGGTAGACGATTGTGTGATCATTAGTACGGGTTCTCCGAATGGTCTTGCCAGCCTATCCAAGTGGTCTTGCTGACTCGTTTGCCTTGTTGAGCCTCCAGGTTGCGCTTGGTCAAGTTGCCAGTTGAGTCCAGCAACATAGCGGTCTGACCAAAGTGTGTGGCCTGGAGGCTGAAACTTGTCGCACCTTGAAAAGAGCCGGAGGCCCCTGCTACACCCTTAGACTGGTATTGAGGGTCTCGCTGAACGGCGTAGAAATGAGCAGCGAGCTGAATCTCAATAGCTTCTAGCGTATCGTCATCAAGCTCGTTGTCCGTATCCACACTGTCCAACCAGTTAGTGAGGATGTGAGCCTGTTTGATGAATGGTTCAAGAGGGATCATAGGACCGTTGGTCCCGTCTTGCCATTCAACGACTTTGATGACTTCAGTCTGGGTAGCGCGTGCCATCGAAGGAGCCTCCGGCCTGATGATCAGGCATTGTCAATGGCATTGCGAATGGCTGCGATGATGTCACCCTTGGACGTGAGCCCAATCAGGTCAACAGGTGGCTCCATTTCAGCAGCCAGCTTACGCAAGGCACTGATGGACTTACCTTCCAAATCATCGCTAACTTCAGTCTTGGACTCTTCAACCGGCGGTGCCATACCCTCAAGAATGCGAATACGGGCCTTGAGGTCTTCGATGGTGTCCTTGTCCTCGTTGTCCAAGAGATCCCACCGATCACGACCCTCTTTCTTTCGCATGTCAACGTCGGTTTCAAGAATACCGCCCGGCTCTAGAGCCACGTTGTTGCCGTTTTTGTCACGGTAGATATGGCTACCGGCTTTTAGTTTGAACTTCATTTGCTTGCTCCTAGATTACTTTCTGAAATAAGAAAAACACTAGGCGGGAGTAAATGGCGTGACCTCCCGCCTAGTGCGGCTCTGGGGCGAACCGGGTTAGACAGTGGCCGTGACAACCGCGATGCCCGTCTTGGCAGTCGTGGTATTCGGACCAGTGAAACGACTGCGGATCTGCGGGACCTGAATGCACATGACCTTGAAGTTCAAACGCATTCCGCCCATCGAGGGCCACTGCACCGTCGTGATCTCCATACCGTTCACAGCACGAGCCGTTTCCGGCGTCATCTGCACCCAGATGGAGGTAAACGGATTAGCAGACCCAAGCAGGAAGTCCAGGCGGCGAATGTCCTGGATATCTTCCACTTCCAACAGCCGCTTGCGCAGCGTACCCGCAGACGGCTCAGCAGTGCTGAACAGGTTGTCCAGGTACTGATCCCAGTCCGTTGACGTGTAAACGATGTACGGACCGAAGAACTTGTTGAGGTACAACTGCTCCCGCACGTACAGGAAGTCGCTGAGGATCGTACCGCCGTTTGCACCGGTCGGCTTGGTACGACCAGTAACCGTGATCCGATCCGGATGCGTCATGTACCCGTAGACCGTGCTGGGATTGGAGTAAGCGTACTTCGTACCGGCTGCTTCACCGTAGGTCGTGGAGCTTTCCAGACCGATGGTAACATTCTCGATACGCTCGCCAATACGCCGACCTGCCATTTCCGCACGAGTCGTATCCATCGGCGTGCCCTTGTTCTTGGACACAGCCAGGAAGCGGCTGGACAGGAAGAAGTCCGAGTGCGTGATCGGCAGAGGCATACCCTGCAAATCAAACTTCGGCTGGAAGCTGCGAGCCTCGGTCATACCGTCCATATCCTCAACCGCCTCACCAACGTCGGTAACGCGCTCGAATTCAAGGATCGGGTTAGCCATCCCATCAAAGCCGCCGTAGGTATTAGCAGCCCGAAGATCAGCCCAAGCACGCAGACGGTAGCGAGCGGCCTCCAGCACGACGTTGTCCAACATCACCCACGCTTCTTTCGTGAGCAAGTTACCGGCATTGATCGTCGGCGTAGGCAAGCCACGATTCTGCCGTTCCGAAACCAGTTGGTTTTCAAGAACTGGGAACATCTTCGGCTGACCAAACTCGTTGGTGATGAAGCCACCTCCACGAGTGTCTTTACGCGGAGCCATGCGTCCGGTATTCACCGTCACGCACGCCCGACCCCGGCTGTCCAAGTATGGACGCATCAGACCGGGATCCCACTGAGAACCACGGCTTTGTACGAGCTCGAGAGCAGAACCAACGGTGTCCCCTCCCCAGCCCTCATTCTGAACAAAACTGTCAACGAACATAGTGAGTCTCCTTTGAAGACTAGGGTTAGTTACCTGTGAAAATGACGTGGACCAGATCACCACTGGACGTAACGTCATCAACAACTTCCATCACTTCAAACGGCTCCGCCTCAGGCGTACCAGTCGTCTTGATGAAAGTACCACCATTTGCCAAGATCAGCTTATCGCCGACCGCTAGACTGTCGCCGGTGCCGGTGCCCGTAGCGCTGACGCGCACGAGCAGCTCATCACCGGGGATTGGACAGTACATGCGAATCTTCTGCCCGTCCTCGATGCCGTCTTCGCACGTCTTGCCGATCAACTCGTTTTCCAGCAAGATAGCGATCAGCTTACGATGACCGCTTGTGCCGCCGTAGGGTTCCCAGAACTTACGACCACCGACCTCATCCTCCGACACGTCAATCTGCATACCATGTCCAGGCTTGACGTCCGAGCCACCGGCGTCGGTCAAGTACCCTTCCAAGAATCTGCCAGCAGGAGCCGACGTGAGAAGGATTGTAAAATGACTGTCAACTTTTCTGGTCATTGCATTATCTCCTTTGCGTTAGTAAACGCGATTAGCCCCTCTTGAATTCCAAGACAGGCGGTACGAGGATGTCATCACGATCAACGCTATGAGCCTCGTTGAACGTAGGCCCACCGGCTGCTCCAATGTAATTCGGCTGGGGACGACGGGAAGGCGGCGTTGCGAGTTCGGCCAGAGCCTGGAGCTCATCAACGCCCATACGCATCAGATAGCCTTCGCTGAAGCGATTGCGGCTGTTGGCAGTGATCTGTCCAACAAGCTGTTGCTTATGTGCGTGTTCGAACTTCATGGCGTTAAGCACGACGCTACGCACACGCGGAGGCAGGCTTGCCAGATAACGGTATTCGTTCTGCACGTTTTCACCCTCTGCGGTCTCGCTGTCGCCGCACTCAACTTCGTTCCCTTCCTCGTCATGGCAACGCTTTGGCTGATCACGTTCCTGACTGTCGTCATCGCCAGCCTCAGGACCGTCTTCACCGTCATCGCCGGTGTCCAGTTCCTCACCCTCAATACCATCATCAACTTCACCTTCCAGCTCACTGGCAGAGCTCGGGTCCATACTGTCAGGCAGTCCAGTATCATCCCCTTCAGCAGCGTTGGCGATCATTTGCGCACAACCCTGAGCGTGTGACCACAACTTGTGATCACTCATGTTGACCAGGATATTGATATCGTCTTCGTCCCAACCCGCACAGTTGGCAACGAGAGCCGTGATCAACTCTCTCCTCTCAGCTTGATTAAGTGTCAGTGCCATTAAAGACTCTCCTTAAAACAACGGGTAGATAGACGAACGATTCGTCTGTGATTACTTCTTTTTGTTGCGACGATGAACGGCAACTTTAGCAGCCATCCCTCCAGCAGCAGCTCCGCCTAGCCCGGCAGCAATCGCGGCTTCTTTTCTAGAGATTCCAGGTCCAGAGCCCCATTGAGCTGCTTTTTGATGAACGGCTTTACCGGCCTGCTTGATCTTACGACCAGCTTTCATTGCCCCCCTCTGGGCCATAACTTTGCCGACCTTCAGCATCTTACCGACGCTGTTCTCCGTAATCATCTCAACAGGCTCCAGCGAAGCATTGAGACGATTGAGTGTCATCTGCGTTTGCACACGACGCTGCTCACTGTTGTTGACGTAGCACACGGTCTGCATGTTATTGACCCTTTCTTTCTTCTTTTCACGATATTTCTTTCCAGCATATCCAGCGCCTGCCCCAAGGCTTCCACCAATAGCTGCTCCGGCAGCTAATCTTTTCGCATTTGGATAAGCCTCAGCAAGTTCAAGAGCCTTGTATTTAGCCTTGTTGATCCCGGCCTTAATCCCAGACTTAATAGCTCCGAATTTGCTGTTGTAAGTTTGATCAGCAATAGACGGAGCCTTCTTAAACTTACGGAAACCGCGAGCAGCCCCGCGACCGGCTCCACGCAAGGCCCCTACTCCAGCACCAACGGCAGCACCAACTGGAATACTCAAACCAGCAGTCATTGGAGCCAAAGCTGCTCCAGCTAGTCCACCTTTAGCACCACCTTTCAAAGCTCCACCAATTCCACCCTTAACGGCTCCAGTTGCGCCAGTGACCCCACGAGCCAGCATAGATCGGCGTTGGAGTCCTGGAGGGGCAAGGTTATTCACGATTGTGACTTGAGTACTCATTGTTACCTCTTAAAAACAGCGCGACGGGCGATACGACTCAGAAGACTACCTACACGACTACGAATACCAGCCTTGGGAACAGCCTTAGTTGCTTCCTTAGCTTTTCTGACCAGTTCCTCAAACGGCAAGTCAAATGATTCAACAGGAGGCTTGGCTCTACTGGTAAGTTCACCGATCTTACCGCTAAGTTTATGGAGACCACGCATAACACCTTCCGAGCCAATACGCGATCCAATACCAGCGGCTGCTCCTACAGCAATAGCTCCACCAGGAGTGCGTATCCCAGTATAAGGCTTGTGAGTTTGTTCAGCGCCTTCAAAGCTCTTTAGCAGAGCCTTGCGCTTGCGCGTTTCAGCAGACTTACGGCGAGCTTCATCAGTCCAGTTCATTGTAGGCTTCTTAAGTAGAATACGCTTTCTAGCAGTACCTAGCTTCTTAGAAGCCCCACGAAAACCGTACTTAATTCCAGAACCCATTCCAGGCGTTAAACTGTTGCGGACTGGCTTACGTTTCTTAGTCAGCCCACGCTCAGCAGCATCAAGTCCTTGGGTAGTACCTTCGTAAAGACCGACGGTTCCGGCAAACTTGCCAGTTCCTTTGGCAGCCTTTAATGCTCCAGCCTTAGTACCTAGAGCTCTGACCTTAGAGGCTGTGGAAGCCGCCCCCGCTCCAAGCCTAGCCTTTAGTCTCGCAACTTGCAGAGCAGCCGGTCTTGCAGCTTTGGCTCCAGCTCTTTTTGCAGCTACTTGAGCCGCCTGACTGGCCGCGACTTTTGCACCGCCACGGCCAATCAGACGACCAGCGCCACGAACCACCCCACCGGGACTAACGATCGTTCCAGCCAAACCACCAAGGTCCGCAGCTTGACCGGCTGTTTTTCCGCCTAGCTTATGAGCAGCACGTCCCCCACCCCAAGCTCCAGCAGCCCCACCGGCGATACCACCAATAGCCGCTCCGACAGGAATACTTGCACCACCAGTAACTGGAGCTAGGGCTGTGCCAATCAATCCTCCAGCCTTAGCTCCAGCCGCCGTACCAGCCAGACCAGCACCGAAGCCACCGACTGCTCCACCTACTTGCTTGGCTCGGCGATACTTCTCAGGACGGGCATTGTTGACTTGCTTCTTACCCTTACGCTTGCCGAGTTGATAGCCGCCGATACCAGCAGCAGCAAGAGCAGTCTTTGGCCTCTTCCTAGTAAACTTAACGATCCCTGAAACAGCCTTTCTAGCGCCTTTAACAGCCGCACTGCGAGGACCGCCTAATCTAGCGATGTCCTTAGCAGCTTGTCCAGTAGCGATCCTAATAGCATCACCGGCAGCCTTCGCAGCTTTCCAGTAGGAGTTGTCAATAAACTCCGTGATGCTCTTCACTCGCGGATGAACCAGCTTGTTACGGATCAGCTTGAGGTTCTTCTTGGACTTCTTGCCTCCGCACGCATTGATCAGTACTCCACAGCCATCTTTGATACTGCAAGCACCACGTGAGCCTACCAGGATAGCCAAGTGATCCGGACGGTAGTTGCGTGCGACGTAGTGATACTCGCGACCGTTCCATACCCCACGGTAAGGCTCGTTGTCAGTATAAAGACCGGTACTGAGTTCAATGGGCTTATTGTTGATAAGCTGCTCGTAGATTCCTACGTTGGTCTTACGTGTCCGCTCAACGTCAAACCAACCTTCGGCTACCAGCTTCCCTTTATAGCGAGCATTGAAGACAGTACCGATCTGTTGCTTATCCAGCACTCCAGGGCTACGAGCCTCTACTGGAATGCCGTTGACCATTGGATGATTCACCACGATGGGCATACCATTCCAAGCCGTTGGATTCTTCTTGACCTCCTCTTCTGGGTAGTACAGCGGACCCTTGGAGCCAGCAAGCACTCCAGGCACGATCATGGTCAGCGGGGCTACCAGATACTCACGCCCTTGCAGAGTTTCACGACGTACACCGCTGGTCAGGTTTGCGGTAACGGTAGTGAAGTTGACGGTGAGCCTGTTGCCCGTAGGAGCCTGAGCCTTCTTTATGAGTTCTTCAAGACGCAGATCAAACTCTGCATCGCCGGAACTGGTAGCTCGTGAACGTGCTGCCCTAGCAGCCCTGTCGCCCTTAGTAGGAGTAACGCGGTATCCACGACCACGCATCTCCTTATCGATCAGAGCACGAATACCAAGCAGGCTTTCCCTGTCTTCCTTTTGCAGACGCAAGAAGGTTTCACGATCTAGGTCACGCCCGCCTGTCTTCAGCTTCTCAGCGTACTTCTTGGCTTTGCTGACTGAGGCCTGCTTGGCAGAACCACTAATGGAGGCCAGCATTTCACGAACGCTGGGACGTCGTTCTACTTCAACAATCTTCTTAGCTCCAAACTCTTCACGTTGCTTAGGCGTGAGCGGGCCTTTGCCTCTACGGCGAATAAGAGCCTCAGCAGCCTTAAGATCAGCGGCAGACATCGTATCATCACGAGTTTCTTTGATCTTACGGCTAGGCTGAGCCATAGCCTCTTTGAAACCACTGCGAAGACCTTCCATTGCAATGTCACCAGCGGCCCCGCCTATCTGTTCGCCGGTACGCATAGCTGCTTCTTCAAGACTGCCACCAAGAGCTCCTTGAACGAATGCACGTCCTAGCTCACGTGTAAAGCTGCTACGGTACGACTTGCCTTGCAGCTTACGATGATAGGTAGACGCCTTCTCCGCATGTTCATCAGCCTTCTTCAGCCTAGTCTTCTGCTCTTCCTTGGAATAACTCTTCACCAAGGTAGCTTGGTCAGCAGAGTCATATAGTAGCTTGGCAGCTTTGGCGTGAGCATCACGCAGCTTGGCTAGATCGTCAGTTTTTAGTGGTAGCCATCGCTTACGGTTAGCGGCTTCCAAGTCTTGTGCATACGAGTCATAAAGGTCCGCCATCTTGAAAGTTTTGGTAACGACGTTCTTGATACGCCGTGCGGTTGCTTGCGGTGAGTCACTAATACCGCTGGACACTGTACGAGCTAGAGCCACGGTACTAGGCGATACGCCGGAAGGCAGTGAACCACCACGATGACCCGGTAGACCCTTGTGGCCGTGATGACCTGAGCCAGGACCGCCGTTTATGACTTGGAGCATGTTCCTGATCTGTTCTTTTTTAGGTCTCATAATCATCGCTCCGGCGGTGCCTCCAGCAGTGCCTCCAGCGGCCCCGCCAATCTTCAAAGCTCTGACAAACTTGCTAACGCCTTTCTTGCCCTCAGCGATCTCACGAGCATACATTTCACAGTTCTTACCTTCACAAAGCAATGCTCCTGGACCCCAGGTTTTATCTGCCTCAGCAAGCCTACCTTTGATTTGATCTTTAGTTACCTTGGAACTACCTAAAATTTTGATAGGTCCTTCATCAGTGCCAGAGTATTTTCTGAACTGCTTGGTTGTAACTGTTTCAGGCTTAGCTCCCAGCGTAACGTGAGCGACTTTATTCTTACCAACACCGACGCCGTAGTGAGGGGCTGGAACAGCTAGAGCATCATCAACCTTTTGAGCAGCACGCCCAACTACTCCTCTGATACCTTTCTTGCGTGACATTCTTTTAAGGACTCGTTCCAATGAACGCCCTTTAATAGAAATGCCCGCAGAAAGGTGAGTCTTGCCTGTTCCCAACCCAAGAATCTTACCAGTAAGGTCTTGACCAGCCTTGGCAACAGGCCCACGAGTCATGAACTTGGCAGCCCCTTTGATTCCAAGCATTCCACCGGCCAAAGTACCGCCAGCGATCAAGCCCCCGCGAAGTAGCTTACCACCAAAGGAACCTCCGCCGTGTCGAGCCTTCTCACGCCTCTTTTTAGCGGAAGCCTCACGAGCCTCATCAGACCACTCGTTCAGAGCAATCAAGAGCGATCGTGTTCGTGGGGATACGAGTGGTTTGTTCATCATGATTGTAGTCTACCTTGAAAACAGTGACAGTTACAACCCTGCTTATGGCAAGCCTAATGCCATGCGTTTTAAGGCCCCTAGCAGCCCTGCTAAAGGCCGTTTACTAGGCTAGGGCAGTGTTGGGCAGGTTTAGGCCAAAGCGAGTTATAGGGCAAGCTAGGGGCCTCTGGCGGCTTGCCCCGCTAAAGGTGGTAATTAGGTACGGCCGTCATAAGGCGAGTACAGCACTCTGACATGTTGGTACTTAACAGTACGACCATGATACACGCATAGGATGTCCTCACCTTTGCCCCTTATCGCTTTTCTGATGTATGTTAGGTGAGGCTTAATAGCAGACTGTGCTGAGAGCTCATCATCAAGACATGCGTGCAACTCCTTACGGTCATGAGGCAGCCCGTCACTCAAGACTGCCAGCATACGCTTCTGTGTAACAGTCAGGTGACCGTTGCCATTCAGTTGGCTCATACTTTGACTACCTCCGGCCTCTTAGAGCTAATCTTCTTCTTAGCACCTACCCAACGCTTGTCACCTTGGGCACTTGCTGTAATAGCCTTGCGGATACGAGCAGCATCACGGATCTGGCCTGTGGTCTTTTCACCGACGTTGGCAGGTATGAATGAGCACATGCAATTACTTGTTAAAAGCCCCTCCGCGATGTATAATGAACTTGTAGTTGAAACATCATACACCGGGAGGGCCTTAACGTGCCTAAGCTGAATGCTCGTCAACTTCGTCAAGCCATTGCGGAACAAGTTATTGATCTCTATAGGAAAGGCTCCACTGTCAAAGAGCTGGCAGTCCTTTCTGGATACAGTCCTGACTGGGTCTGTAGAAGACTCAGGGAAGCCGGTATTGACCCTAGGTGCAGACAATACGAGGGGCACCGTGGGACCAGGCCTGACCGAGTCTCTCTGCCTGACATCGAGCTCATCAAAATGTTCCAATCCGGCATGGGAACTAACACCATTGCCAAGCACTTCGGGGTTTCTAGAAGTGCTATCGACCGCAGACTTCTGAGAAATGGGGTTGCCCCTAGAAATGCTACTAACGCCATACGACTCATGATGAGCCAAAGAACGAGCGAGGAGAACATCCGTAATACCAGAGCGGCGCATGAAGCTGTCCGTGGCAGACGCCGTTCTTTTGAAGAGCGAAGACAAGGAGCTTTGACCGTCCAAGAACTTGGCCTTGCTGGTAGTAACACTTCCGAAGCTGAGAAACTGTTCTATGATCTTGCGGTCAGCAGTGGACTTGAACTCGTTCCACAGTATGCCTTCGGTACTTACAATCTGGATTTTAGAGTCGCAGAACTGCCCATCGCCGTGGAAATCATGGGGCATGGGCAACGTCTCGGAGATCCGCGATTTGTCAGCCATTTCAATAAGCGACTGAAATACTTGGCTGATCATGGGATGGCTGTGATAATGATCTGGACTAACCGAAAGAAGCTGAGGCAGGCTGCTGTGGACAAGGTAGTCCGTATCTGTAAGGTCTTTCGCGAAGACCCAACCTCTTTGCGTAAGCAGTATGTGATGCGGGGTGACGGAAAGCCTGCTACCAGTGGAAGTCGTCAGCTCAACTATGACACCAGTGTACTCACTACGCATTACAGCTAATGGATCTGGTGAATAAATCTTGGTTTCACCTAGAACGCAATTCGGATGACGCGGTAGCAATCCCCTGGCCTCTTCAACTGTCAACACCAATCCTGCCAGTGGAGCACACTTATGGCATGGAGATGGATTCCCTAGGGCTGTGTGCCCTAGACCGCTCGTAGTCCACTCGACCTGTACGCCAATAGCCTTGACGCCCATGTTCTCATAACCATCCAAGGCACCCTCGTTGAATGTACGAATGACTTCCGTACGTGCTATGGCAGTACCACGATTCTTGGAACTGTCAATGATCGCGTTAAGCTGTACGCCAATATCCCGAGGGTTGACGCCAGCCACGACACCATCAAGAAGCGTGCGACTGATCTGTGTAGACATGGCGTCGGTAACGCCCTTTAGATCATCGAACGTGCGCGTAGCCATTAGCCTGACACGCTCCATAGGCGTAGGGCCACCAAACGACTGTCGCATGAACTCTGCGAACTGTCCCTGTTGGTAGCCTTGCCCGGCTTCCTTAGACATGCTGATGGGACCAGTCGGCCGCTTCCAGCTATTCCACGATCGCTTCAGCCCCTGTTGGTAAGCCTGTTTGACGTAGGCACCTAGCCAAGATTGTGCAGAGTCATCTTGCTGTTGCTTTAGGAACAAGGCACCTACTCTGAACTGTAACCACTTCTTTAGGGCTTCCAGCTTACGCTCGTCTGTGAGGTAACGCCATTCGCCAGCATTACTCGTAAACCCAAACAACGTAGACGGCTTAGGCTGCTTTAGACCAAACGCATCATCCTCAACGAGCAGCTTGCGCAGGTCTTTCTTGAGCACGTTGAAGCGTGCGTTGATGTCACCTATGAAGCGACGCCTTAGAGACGTAGTGCGAGTTGGATCTAGTCTTAGTGGGTTCATTGATCCCTCAAGTTACCGATTACTTGACCTTCTGCATCGTACAAGCCGCCTGTAGCCGGGTCTAGTTGGTAGCCCTCGTCGGAGATGATATAGCGACCTGTTTGAGGATCTACCGGAAACTCTCCTTGCTGTTCTTGTGTAAGATCTTCTTCATCTCCCATTTGTGCTTGAGGTACTTCTTGCTGTTCATATTCTTCAGCTTCTCCCTCCTCTTCACCACCGACTCCCACATCTTTTCCTTCAAGTTCTTGCCCGACATCTTCTTGCTCTCCTTCAACTGATACGTCTTCTTCATCAAACACGTTGCCCACTACTTCACCAGACTCTGGATCGTAAATATCACCAGACTCTTTGTCCACCAAGTAGCCGCTTTCTTCATCTACTAGGTAGCCTGTTTCTGGGTCGATTGGGAGTCCTGTTTCTTCGTCGACTTGAGCGGCTTGCTGAACTCCAGCCTGCTCTTCTTCCATTCCTCCACCGACTTTAGGTACTCCTTCTTGAACTGCTTGATCAGCTTCTGGGTCAACATAGTCTTCTCCTGGTAACTGTTCAGGACCATCCCACTCTGCAGGGTCTTCACCGTAGGGCACTTGTGGCTTATCATCAAAGAAGCCAAGCTGTCCGGCTTCTGCTGTCTCCGAGCCTAATGGACCTTGTGATTCAGACGCTTGCTGCTGTTGTGCGGGCATAGGCTGACCCGTCGTTGGGTCAATGATAACAGGCTGCCCAAACTCATCAGTCTGCATAGGCTCACCAGTGTTAGGATCAATGTACTGTCCCATCTCATCTTGTTCAAGCGGCTGCCCTGACATGGGATCAATCATTTGTGGGCCTTGTGCCGCTTGCGCCTCTTGCTGACGTTGGATATGCTCCATCGTAGCCTGGACAACTGCCTTAGCCCTGTCACGATCCCAACCCATTACTTCCACCAGCCACGTGATAGGCTCAATGAATTGGTCTACCTGTCCGCTGATATAGGTAGCCATAGCGCCTGTGATAGCTGCCCCGATCTGGGCTTGCTCTTGTGGCAGCAGCTTCTGGTCATCATTCCAGTCTACAGTGTAACCAGCCTCTGGAGCCGGTTGTGGCAATACGCCAACCTGGATAAGACGATCAATGAGCGGCACGATGAGTCGTGGAGTAAGGTAGTTCTTACGTCGTTCACGTACTCTAAATGACCAAGCGATGGAGTCCTGCCCGCTGGCTAACACGCCCATCTCACTACCCATGAACACTCGCAACGGACAGGCTAGCTTGATGCAGATAGCGTTGAGCTGATTCTGGACATGGCTGTTAGGGTCAACGATTTGTGGACTAATAGTACGCCAAGTGACCCCAGTGGCAGCTAAGACACGGTCTAGACTATCCCGCCACTTCTTCATCTGGTCACGTAGGTCAGCCGTGTCAATGGTAACGTCGCCGCCTAGCTGCGGATGGGTCTCAGCAGCCAGCGTAGCAAAGGCGTTCTTCCAATACCCTTCACCACAAGCACCTAGGATCTTCTGAAGATCAATCAAGTGGTTGAGCACCGGACGCATACGCGGAGCTGCGAAGATTTCACTACTCACAGCGTTGGCACCTACGTCCGCTACGTGAATAACACGCGAGTAATGAACCTCCAGCGTGCTCATAGGCATACCGATACCAGTCTGACGCTGCATAGGGTCATTGATCGTTATACGGTAAAGCACTGGCTGACCGAAGCGAGGACTGTTGACATTAGTCTCATAGCGAACGATCTGCACTGCACTTTCCGGAAAAACACGGATGTAAAGCAGCTTGCGACCTGACGATGTAGATGACGGTGTTGCAACATCTTGCTCCTCCTGCTCCTGGAAAGGTTGGATAGGGCTATTGAGGTTCTTGCTAGTGTCAACAGCACCAGGCTCCGGCTGCTCAGGCCCTTGCGGCTTGGGATCCTTGTACTTCTCCGGGTCCATAGGGTCACGGTAAAAGCCCTGCTGAGGGTTCTGATTACCGAAGGCTTGAGGGCTAGGCGTTACCGTATCCTTCTGGTCAAATACCTCAGGCTCACGGATGTTGGAGTACTTCTTGCTGGACTGCTTCTGCTCCTCACCGGGCTTAACCGCCTCACCCGGCTTGACCTTGGCTTCAGCACCCTTCTTTTTCTTAGGCTCAATCAGCTTCTTGCTGTTGGCCTTACCATTCGGCTTAGGTTCTTCTTCCTCTTCCGGCTTGGCATTGATGATAAGTCTACCGTACTGATCGATTGATACGTTCCTGCCAATCTCTTCGTACAAGAAGGGCAATGCCTCCTCGTTCCAGGTGATGCCCTCTACCTGCTCTTCAACCCAACCCTCTACAGGCTGGTTAAGGCTAAGACCATCGTTGAAGCCCAACAGCATCACGCCAAACTGCCCGATACCGCTGAGGATATCCAGCCTGCGACATGCTTCCCAGATGGGATGTACTACCTCTTCTTCAGCCTTAAAGAAGGATTGGGAACCACGCAGATGCACGGCCAATTCCTTAAAGGCTTGTTCGAATGGCGTTGTGTTGTTAGGATCATCATCCTCATATACATCAGGTGTGATCTGCCAACACTCAGTAGGCATGAGCTCTACGACCCTAGCAGCAATACTATGACGCTCGTAATACTCCTGCCATTTCTCTGATGTAATTTCGTACGACTCAGGGTAGCCACACTCCTTGTTGATGTCCCTACGCGGGTCCATCCAACGCTGTATAAACGAGCCTCGTGTGAGGAACTCGTTTTGCACCAGCTCTAGGAAGCGTGTTTGGAACTCACGATTGTTAGTAGGGCTTTGTCCTGAATCAATCGCACGGTTAGCAGCACCTTGCAGACCCATCTGTTTACGGTCTTGAATTGTCACTTACATCCTCCCTACTCGTTGCATTAGTTGTGCGAAAGCCTCACGGCCATCGTAGTCATAGCCACCAGCTTCTAGCATTGCGTTTTCCCTTGCACGCTCCTCTTCCAGCTTCTTGATACGTGCTAGGAGGGCATCACGCTCATTGACCGTTTCTGACACCATACTCCGGCCAATGGGCGTAGGCTTAGAGTCTTGTGGACCGAGGTCTGCTATGGTCTTGGGACGGTTCATGCGGTCTTCTTCCGTTTCTTCTTACGGTCAAACGCTCCTACAATAGCCCCGCCTGTCAATGCACCGCCTGTAAAGGTAGCCGTGCGTGACTTGAGTGCCTCACCGACAGCCTTGCGCAGCAGACTGTTCTTAACCATGAACGAGGATAGGCCCTCAGCCCTGTCCTTAGCGCGACGGGCCAAACGCTCTGCCTGTGTCAGCTTGCGATCCAATAGTGAGATTGTTTCAGCGTCAGGACTACCCTGCTTTACTAGTCCAGACCTAGCGCCCTCAAGTCTCTCCCTGATAGACTCCGCTTGAGCAGCCCTGCCAGCACGGCGCTTCTGTGTTTCAAACAGCTTGCTGGAAGAGAGCTTCTTAACAATCTCCAGACCCTCTGCCCTTTCACCAAGTGGTCCAGGACGATAAGGAGCCTTCTGTCCGCTTGTCCTGTTCCGCATAGCAGCCTTGCGCTTGATAGCCTCCTTGGCCTTTTGCCTAGCATGATCAGTCCAGTTAAGCGTCTGCTGTGTGAACGGGTTAGTGATCATATCATCATCCTTTGTGCTGAATACACTCAAATCCACGACGTGCGGCTTCTTGAACTGCTATGACTTGAGGCTTGAGCAATATCTCGTTCGCCCAAGCATCACCAACAGCATGACCAGCTTGAGTCCAAGCATTTTGAATCTCAGGCTTTAGGACCTCCCATGCTGGTAGTTCATCACCTGAGATAAGCGATTTGTTGTCAGTTGCCTTACAGTATGCTTCATACGCAATCTTACCGTGGTTCATATCATACTCCGGATAACAGGCGGGTTCTTGTAAGTGAGTCCATAGCACGCAAGCACTAGAGCATCAGCCTCATCAGGGCTATGTCCATCAAGCATCTCTGTAATGCTACGAATAGTGTCCTTATCAGACCTGTCCTTGTGCGGCTCTTTACGCTTAGGAGGTAGATATAGTCTGCCCTCCTTATCGTACCATAGTGGCAGGATTTCTAGCTGGTCACGTAGGCTAGGACCACCATCAGCACGCTTGACATTGATCATGTCTTTGGGCAAGCCAAAGCCTATCTCCAACACGCTAGGGTCAAGAGCATTGCGCAGCGTGCCGTAGAGCTCAGCCCTACGGTTCTTGAAGATATACCGCTCTTCTAACGCTTCTCTTACTTCCTTTTTGGGGATGTAGTTGGCGGTACGCTTCCAGGCTTGTGGGTCTTGGACTGCTTCTCCAAACCCAATGGATGAGCAGTTGTATCCCATGTTACGGAGACGGTCGGCATGTTGCTTTCCGCCTCCGCCCCTGTCAAAGACCCACCTATCGTGAGGTACTCCGTACCTATTGCCAATAGCGATGGTGATCCCTGGAATGTCGTTTGTATCATTGGTCTTGTGAGCCTCCATGTAGATTAGGCCGAATTCATCAACCACGCACCAAACGGAGTTATCGCCACCTTCAGCAGCATCAATGCCCATAGCCTTACCTTGGCGATGAGCAGGGAGCTTTTCCGCTATCTGTTGTGCCCTGTCAATCCAGTCAGGTGGAAACAGCTTAACTTCGCGGCCTTCGTAGAAGCGTCCATGCAAGCCGATGCACTGACGCATTTCATCCCAGACTATCTTACGCCGCTCGTACTCTGCATAGCTTAGGATACCCGGTACAAGGATCTTGTCATCAGGCTCTTTGCCTTGTGCCTTTAGAGCGGTTGCACGCTGTACATGTGGACTGTCATCTGCATCAATGTGAATGATCTTTTGCAGGAACTTGCCAGGTCGTTTAGAGTCAGGGATGTTCCCGCGTTTCACACCCTTATAGAAAAAATTCGTTGTCGGGTATGGATTACCGATAGCCAGCTTGCGATGTGCCCATGTATCCACTTTCTCCCAGGCTTCATCATCTACACCGCTGGCCTCATCAGCTAAGAAGAAGCACCTTGGCACCCTGTCCTCAGACTCAGCAATATGGTGCCCTAGCAGACCTTCACCCTTACGTGTAACACGCCCGATTAGATAGCTCAATGGATCCGCTGTACCATCCGGCCTGATGTACGACATGAACATGTCTTCACGCACGACCAGGGGCAGCTTGATGGCAGCTTCTTCTATGCCACGCTTCATTTCACCCCATAGCACGCCCTTGAGCTGAGGCTGGTCTACACTATGGGTAACTACCTTGCATGGACTGCGTGAGCAAAAGAACCAGAGGCATATACGACTAGCGATGAAGTCTTTACCTTGGTCGTTACCAGCGGGTACGATGGTCGTGTGGTTGTCTACAATAGACTGGACAATTTCCGCCTGCTTGGAAGTCATGACCATCTTAGGCCATACCAAAGCAAAGAAGTTAAACGGATCCAGTAATAGGTCAGCCTGAGTGGTCAACGTCTATAACTCTCCCATCAACGATTTGACCCCTACGAGTGTTCTCGACGTCCATCAAGAGCTGATTCAGGGAAATGTTTACGTTCATGTCAACATTCCCGGAATACTCGATCTTAGTCTGACCGTCCACTCCGCAATGCTTCATCGCTAATTCAAGAAGCTTCGTCTTACTCATCGTTTTTAACTCAAAGTAAGTCGTGACTGTTATATTCCCCTCGTCATCCAATTTCTCAACAGTCCGAGTCTTGACCTCCTCAACGATCCGACCTATTTCATCAGGAACCGCATTCAGATCCTCAACAACCCACTTCCCATCCTTACTAGGCTTGAACAGACTGAGTGGGTTAAAGAACAGTCCCGTAGCCAATACATTCAGGACCTCATCACCCTTCAGTTGAAGCCTCTCAAGCCTCCTACGCTGCTCATGCCCTAGAGCCTCTTGAACAGCAGGCTTCTTCATCAGATTAGAGGCCATAGCAGCAGGACTCTTGAACCCTGCACGCTTTGCAGCCTCAATAGGCCGCCACAGATCATCGGCTATAAGATGCTTAACGAAGAGGAGCTCAGCCGAGTTGAGATCGTTGATGCTTTTCCGAGTTCGTCGTACTGGCGCTAGAGTGGGCATTACGAGATTCTCCTCAACTCAAGCGTACCACCCTTCGGACTCTTGATAGGCCCTAGCTGAGACAGCTTGAAGAGTTCAGAAGTCAACCATACGTCTTGAAGGCAGTAATCGATCACACTACCGATCTCCCCACGCTGCCATTGTACGGGTGCTAGAGCCCCATGACCAGTCTTACCGCCAAGGCCGTTTGCTTGACAGATAGCATCGAGTCCGAACCCTCCATGAGTCCTCCAGTAAAACTTATCAGGATTCAGACCCTTGCACAACCACACTTCCCTCAAGATATCGTAGTGCTCAGAGCTATAGTCAAAGGGTACTGTAGGAAACCCTTCAACAGTGCTCAAGACCTTGTTATCGAATCCGATACCGTTAAAGGTAATCCACACCCTTCGTGACTTCAACAACTCAAAGAACTCAGAAAGATTATCAGAGCAAAACACCCTGTACTGATTACTCAGGAGGTCATGAACGCCCACCACACTAATCCCCATATTAGCATGATCGTTCCATCCTCCACAGTATTCAATACCCTCGATCGGAGCCTCATCCCTACTCCTGATAGCCTTAACTATCTCGATATCGTACACTAGAGCATTCAGATTGTCTGACATCCTGTACCTAACCTTTCACGCTTTAAGATAGCACAAACGCAAAAAACACGCAAACGAACAGTTTACACGCAATCTACCTCACTGTAAAGCTGATTAAATCTAGGCACCACACGCCAGCGCCTATGATTCACATCAGTCTCTACAATACCAATGCGACGTAAGAACCTTAGATGCAGTCGCATCTTATCTTCAGAACTATTGCAGAGCATTGTCATAGCACGTACTTCACAGCCTTGTCGCATAGGAGATAGTACACGCATCAGGTCCAACGTATGCCCACGGCTAGTGTCTATAACGACCTTGTGTACCCGAGCCAGTACCTCATCATCCACTACTTCCTTGTTAAGCACTACGGCCTGACTAATCGCCAGTCTAGTAAGCTGCTTTACCAAGCGAGCACTGAATTCACGCTCGGCATTTTCCCCGTCCCTGCCAGCCCTAGCCCGCATGAACGCGGTGAACTTACCGAACTTGTTACACTGATTGAGTACGGACTCTTCCACCTTCACAGCCCTAGCCAGTTCCAAGGCATTGACTCGTAAGAAGTCTAGATACCCTCCTGTCAACGCCATAGCCTCAGCAAGCTCTTCAGGATGTTGTGACTCAGGTTTGCCGTCACTAAGGTAAAGCATGTTACGAGCCTCTTGGTTAGCAGCCCGCCACCCTACCTCGTCTTCAAACTCATCCTCAATCTTATCCATTACGACTACGTCTAAGAACCTAGCCCCAAGTTCACTATCATCTATCTCACGCAAGGCACTTGTACCGGCCAGATGCCACGTCATACGATGACCAGTATACTCACGATTGACATCGTTTCTATAGTTGGTCCTTGATACCTTGTCGTAGAGTGCTCTACCTTCCGCAAGTATCTGCTTCAGGTTAGGGGCCTTGAGGAGCGTGTCACCATCCTTAGTACCAAGGGTCATGCCCTTTACCATTTGAGCTAATGACACGTCCTTACCATCATCAGTCTTGTAGCCACTATGGAACCCCCGTATAGTGTCCTTACTAAGATACCACTTACGGGCAGTAGCCAAGCCCTCCATCAATGAAGTCTTACCACAGCTAGGAGGGCCAATAATCTTTATCCACAACTGCTCCCCTAAGAACTGTGTGGACATACTACTAGCAAGCATCACACTTAGAGTAGTATCCAGACCCTCTGACCACTTCATCGCTTTACGCCATGCCCTAACCAACTCAGAATAGCTTTCGCATGTTCGGAGTGTTAGGCTAGGTGATTCGGACATACCCCCTACCATAGTGGCATGGTTTTTAAGGCCCGTATTGGCCCCTAGCCATTGCGCAGGGCAAGGCTGTAGCAAAGTGCCTAGCAGGTCGCCAAGTGCCGTTAGGCGCAAAGCTAGGGGTCTTGCTAGGGGTGCTTGTTTGGTAGGCTGTACGGCGGGTTGTAACTTTGGCATTCATGTCTTCCTAGCTTGCTCCTAGGTGTTACCAGCTTCGCAGGTTTAGTCATCCACTCGTTATGTAATCTCGTAAGTCGTATCCACTCTTCTTCTCAGGGTCATACCCGTCTGGTCCCCAAGTAAGCACGTTGACCTCCTGAGGTTCAATAGCCTTACTGTATATCATGCGTACGATTCTTTCAGTACCATGCCAACCGGCTCCTGTTGTAACATGACCTGTCTTGAGGTTCTTACGCGGGTGATCCGAGTCAAGCATTATATTGACTATGCGACCCTTGAACAATGCCAACCATGACTCAAAGAATGTCTCACAGCCAGGTATGGAAAACACGTTGGCTTGACTAGCTAGGCTGCTGTTACGACTAGCCGTGGCTACGATACCATCAGCACTGTTCTTACCACGGCATAAACACTCCCACAGCACCATGCCATCCCAAGGCCCTTCACATACGTAGACTACTGGCTTGGCATCAGACCATAAACCCAAGCCCATGATATGATGACCTAGCGTAGGAGTAGGCAACAGCTTCATGCTGGCATCACTATGTTGGATATACTGATACAACGTGACCATCTGTCGCTGTACGTTGTATCCAGGTATAAGCCAGTTGTTCGTCATAATAGACTTGCATACACCCCACTCCACCATAGGCTGAGCATCAAGCAGCTTTCGTTTCTCAGCGAACTTGGTCAACTCATGCGGGTCAGTGGCTTCCATGGACATTTCGTGCATACGACGTATGAAGGTATAGACGTTGCCGCCGCCCTTGTTCGTACCTTCACCGCATACAAAGCATCGCCATTGACCGGTGCTTACGTTCACGGAAAACTTGCCGTCCGGCCTATCACAAAATGGACATACAGCCATACACTCATTGTTCCGCTGAGCCATAAACCTTACGCCGTGAAACACGTAAGGTCTAAGTTTGTCTGGAATGTCACTCATCAGTCAGCCTTATCAAATGGATGCAAGTGATAACCACACTCAGGACAGAACTTTGGCATACGGTCACTGAACTTGGTCTTACACTCAGGGCACCCTCCGGCTGGTTTAGGGCTATTGTCTTCTTGCGGAGCCATTGCCTCACAGCACGAGTGTCGGTACGTATCAGGCATAAGGCTAATAGCTTGAGGAGCATCTACATGTGAAGTATAGTAAGGGTGAACAGGTTCTTCTGCCTTGTTCTTCTCCCAGTCCTTCTGGGTACGATGTTGTACCTTCTCGTGCCAGACACGATTAAGGACTTCCTGTAGGTCAATGTGATTAAGCCCCGCCCAGTGGCACATCCAGATGAGCAGATCAGCCGCCCCGTCCTCGTAGGCTTCACGTAGAGCCAAGGCACGCTGTTCATCGTCAAGGTCTTTTTTCCAACGCCCTTGGTGCATTTCAATCATAGGTCGCATGATCTCGGCTAACTCAGTAAACGCTCCACAGAGTTGGACGATGCTACCCATCGGCGATCCATAAGTTGGACCGCCGTACTTAGACCTGTTATCAGGTCCGAATTGTTGCAAACCCCACTTGGTAATCTCGGCCTGAATTTCACGCAGACTCAGTTCCATCGGTTTCTTCCTTCGTAACATAGATTGTAGCATGATTGTTGTCATCGTTCCCCTTCTCGGCATCTCTGGTCATTTGACTTTCTTCAGATAGGCTTGGACTTCTGCAGCCACAACCTTGACGAGCTGCGCAAGAGCCTTCCACAGTTCAGCTCTAGCAATACATTCACGTTCTTCAGCTTCATAGCTAGGCATTGCGTTTCTCCTCAGTATTGACGAACTTCCCAAAACACAGTATTCATCCCAGGGATCGTACCCCAGGGACGGCTGAAACACGAGAACTCTACAACGTGTCCAGGGTACGTATCAAGCAGGTACTCCAGCCACTCGTAGGAAGGTGGGTCCATGAAGTGTCGGAGTAGGCTGATAGCCCGTAGCCCTTGGACAAGCGTAGTATAGTCCGTGAGCAGGGCTTCCCGCATAGGGAACCTACCCGTAGTGATAGTCAGGTCTATCCAGTTTACCGAACGCTGTACTTCACCCTGAGCGGTGCCGTACTCAGCATGAGGGGCCATTGCCGAGCAGTACCAGTCTTTGGGACTGTCTTGGAACCTCCACAGACTCATCACATCTATCCAATCAAGACCATAATATGTAGGACCCCCAGCCGCCCTACACCGTAAATGAAAGGTCGCTCCGAGCCTGGTCTTGGATCTACAAAATGATTCTGGAGTATCCCACGTCGGTGCCCTGTTGCCAAACTCACCTGCTTGATAGCGACGAACGAAATCAGCCTTGGTCAGCACTGGTTTTGGCATGAGACTTTCTCAGTAGGGCTTTCGATGGTGTTACTTTAACATTATCCCCGATTTTGTAACCATTACCGTTTCTGCCCAAGCAGTTGTATCCGTTGTAAGGTTGTATCTTAACAGCTTGTAGGATCCACCTAGATCGCTCGTCTTCCCAGTTCAATGTCTCCATCTGGACCTTAAACTCTTGTCCAACTGCGAGGTCTTTGAACCTAGTCTGTTTGGCGGCTTTTACGTCCATAGTTTTCCTTTCTCTTCAGGAGCCAGTTCGTGCAAGCAATACGCCAGTCATCAGCCTCAACCTTTACGATGGTATCTAGGGCTAGATCATAACGCTTGAACCTGTGCCAGTGAAATGCAATACATACCCACTGGGCTACGTCCCTGAGAAACGGCTCATTCCAATCGTAGCAATCCCCAGCCTTGCGATGCCGCTCCACGAACTCCACAACTTCACGGTCGAAGGTTGCAGGGTCTTTGACGAGGAGAACTTGCTTACACTCATGGACAGGTCCACTTAGCCTCCCTAGCCCGTCATGTAAGTACCAATCTGTGGTTTCATCAGTCCACCACTCCTCCGGCTTGAAGTTCCACTCGTAGACGTGCAGGTTGTTCGTTATCTGGTGGTAGTGCCCAACCTCTACGCCAATACACGCCGCCATGTACTCCTGGAGCATACTGAAGTGTACGACGTTCGCTCCAAGCATGCCCCAGATCATGTCGTTGCTACGGTTGAAGACGGTCATGTCGAGGAACTGACCAGGATAGTCCTTGGTATAGCCGTGGGCTTGTCTGATCGCAAACGTCACGACTAGATTGCAGCACTGATCCTTTGTGGTGTCCATCTTGAGCAGGTCGTCTTCCACGTTGCTCATGTGAAGCACTGCCCGGCGGGAGTCAGGCTTGGCTCTAAGGTGCTCGATGATTAGCTTGAGTTGGTCTACGTTTGAACTCCAGTGAGCTTCTGTCCCATCTGGATGTTCCGACGATTGGGGACTCCATCTTTTTGCGTGACGCCACCTATCGCCATAGGCCCCGTTGAACGTAACGCCATCATCAGAGAACTGGTCAATCGTACTGACGTAGTATTTCAGTGGGGCTACGTCGTTCCGGCCTGCTAGCATCCAGAGGCTTTCATACAAATGAAAGAACGGGTTCGCATCCCGAGCCTTGTTGAACAGCACACGATCACGAGGATGGGTGTAGGTGATCGTGACTGGTTCAGGGATGTAGAAGACAGGACCGTTACGGCTGGAGGACTTGACAATATCAACAATTCTATCACCAGAATGTACTTCCCCTTTGCTCTTGTGGTGGAACAGAGTAACAAGCTCTCTGAAGGCTGTGTTTACGTTTCTGGTCTTGAGATGCATCTGCTGGCCCTTTCGTTAATCAGGAATCTTAACCTTGTCAAAATTAGCTAATTGCCACTGTCTGAACTCACGTACCAAGTTCATTGCTTCACGTGATTTGGCTAGTGACTGATCAGAGGGTGACTTGTTTGGCAATGCCGACTTGACCAGTATAGCCCATGATGCCATAACGGCAGGAGCATACAAGTCTTGTGCCCGCAGTACGAAAACTGGTTCGTTTGGCGGTATTTTAGCAAGATATTCGGTGGCTTCGGTTGGTAGCATGGATGTATTTTACCTCCTAAGTTAAAGGTACACAAGGACTTACGGAAAATTTGTAAATTCTGTCAAAAAGAGCTTGCCTTCCGTCTTGGCGAAGCGTACAATACGGGTAGCAGTGCAAGCGTTTGCACAAATTTTTCACACTCGTATAATGGAGCAAGACAATGCCCAAGACAGCCGAAACCCCCGCCAAGAAAGCCTCCGTGAAGAAGGCCGCCCCTGCGAAAGAGGCCGCAGAGCCGAAGAAGGAGCGAGCTCCTCGTGAACCGAAGGATCTCAGCCCGAACATGATCCGCGTTCTGGAGGCCTTGAAGGGTGGCGATATCATGACAGCCTCAGCCCTTGCAGAAGCCACTGGAATTGCCAAGGGAAAGCGAATCCCTGAACTCGTCGAGAAAGGGTACTTGACGGAGTTGGTGCCTGAGGAGGGAATCCGTGGAAAGCGATTCAAGCTGACAGCTCCTGGTCGGAAGGCCCTGGAAAAAGCTCTTAAGGAGGAAGCTGCTAAGAGCTGACTTGGCTCAGTACGACCATAGCATACTAAACTCCGTTGGACCCAGTTCAGCGGGGTTTTCTTTTTCACTTCCATGACCTAACTCCACTCATGTAAACACCACTCTTCAGACTTGTATTCTCAAGTCCGTGCTTGTAAGCCTTCTTCCACTGAATATTTACATCTACTCTAGGCTTTCCACCCCAGGCTTTCTTGGGATGCTTCTCTACTACCTTCACAAATTGTGGCTGCAGGGCAGCCAGTTTGACAGCCCCCTCTTTCAACACCTGATCATTCCTATACCTTGAGCAACCTCCCTCTACGT